CTGAAGCGCATCCGCAATCCGCCGCAAGGCGGTGCTGCCCATGACTATGAGCAATGGGCGCTCGAGGTGCCAGGCTGCACGCGCGCCTGGTGCCAGCCGCTTGAAATGGGCATCGGCACTGTGACGGTGCGCGTGTTGTTTGATGACATACGCGCGGATGACTACGGCTGGCCCACTGCGGATGACCTGGCAGCAGTGACGGCACACATTGACATGAAGCGGCCGGTAGCCGTCAAAGACTTCTGGGTGGTGGCACCTATCAAACAATTCATTGATGTAAAAATCCGTGCACTGCAGCCTGACACTGAGGAAGTCCGCGCCAACATTGAAGCTGCCCTGTTTGCCATGTTGTATGACAAGGCCAAGCCTGGCCAAACAATATTCGCCGCTTGGAAGGTACAGGCGGTGATGAATGCATTGGGCGTTGTTTCATTTGATCTAGTTGATTGGAATGATGACGTGATGCAATCACCTGGTCATATGGCAGTGCTGGGGGACATTGTCTATGGCTACACATGACCGTCACGTCAGGCGTAGCGGTAAGGAATATTTGCAGGCTTTCCTTGCGTTGTTTCCACAGGGCATTGCCTGGCCGCGTGAGCCTTATACAACGTTTGTGAAAGTTTGCACCGGTTGGGTCAATTACTGGGGATATGTTGACGGCCGTGCTGCTGATTTGCTGGAGCGTGAAACTGATCCACGCAAGACGATTGAATTGCTGCCTGAGTGGGAACGTGCCTGGAGCTTGCCGGACCCGTGCTTCCCTGATGCCACGACCTTAGCTGAACGCCAGCGCATGCTGGTGTTGTATATGACCTGGCAGGGTGCGCAGTCACGTGGCTACTTTGAATGGTTGATGGACTGGCTTGGTTATACCGTCACTATTCAAGAGTATGCACCGTTCATGGCTGGCATCAGCCAGGTAGGTGATACACGGCCATTCAAATTGGTTGACGGTGTACCGGTTGTTGATACCAGCAAACATTTCCGCTGGTACATCGGCCCGCCTGAGATGCGTTTCTATTGGTCTATTGCTGTGGGCACGCCTAGCTTGACCTGGTTCAGGTCAGCCAGCGGCCAGGCTGGTGTTGATCCGCACTTGCGCATTGGCCCACCGGATGACTTGCAGTGTTTGCTCAATCGCTGGAAGCCTGCGCACACTGACTTAGTGTTTGACTATTCGCAACTCGCCTTCGGCGGACCTATGCAGGGGACACCTTAAAATGAAATACGTGCAGCCGTGGGGAATTAGCGATCCGAACGCGCCTTACATCAATGGCGATCCGTCATTGGGCCGCCAGGGTTCAATACCGCCGGCTGCCGCATTTGAGCATCCGATGCGGGAGATTGTCGGCGTCATTCAAAAAAGCAGGTTTGAACCAAATGACGCTGACTTGTTGCAGATGGCCAAGGGCATTCGCAGCCAGGCGTTGAATTATGTTGAGGACATTGGCGTCGTCAATCAATTGACCTGTCAGCTAGATCCACCCATTAGCGCACCATACACGCTTGGCTTGATGCTGCGCGTGAAAGTCAAGAACACCAATACAGGCGGTGCCACGTTGGATGCCGGCGGCGGCCGTTACAACATTAAACGTGCCAATGGTTTATTTTTGTCACCAGGTGATTTGCCGTCTGGTGGTCTGATTGATTTGGCTTTTGATGGTGCCGGTTGGCAGATCATCAACTTCTTCGGGCAGGGCAGCGGTAGCGTCACAGTCAATCAGGCACCGATACCCTATGCGGCTGACACTGGGCCGGCTAATCAAGTCAGGGCAACGTTCACAACTAATCCACCGATCACTGCATTGGCGGCCGGTGACGTACTGCTGTGCAAGATCAACAATACCAACACTGGCCCGACAACGTTCGAGGTCAATGGTTTGCCGGCCAAGGTGGTCAAGGCACGCGGTGCCACGGGTGGCTATAATGACTTGCTGCCTGGTGATATTATCAAAGACGATATTGTCCTATTTGTATTTGACGCAAACAATCAGTTTCAAATTCAACCCAACACGATCATGCCGGTCACCACTCAAATCAATGTGACTGCACCAGCGTATAGTGCCAGTGGACCAAACAATAATCCTGTCAATTCATTGATGACGGCATTGGCACGCAAGCGTATTGCCAGTGATGCCACTCTGGTCATTCAAATGGGGCCAGGCGTTTATCGGCCATTCACGATTACGCATCCGGACGCTAGTCGTATCACGGTCAGAGGCACTATGACCACGGCCGCACCGCCTTATGCAAACTACGCCAAGACCGGCTGCATCAGTAGCGCTAGATACAGTGACACGACCTGGAATTTGGCCAACGTCATGCGGCCGGCTTGGGGCACGGAGATCAGGTTCACGCGCACCTATGACAGTTTGCCCAACGCCATTGCCTATGGCGTGAGCAATAGCGGCGGTGGGCAACCGACTGTTGAGAATATGCTGATTGTTGGTGACCTGGGTGCCGGCGAGGAAGGTTATGGCACGGCAGCTTCACAACAAGTCAATGGCGTGTGGGTCGGTCAGTCTGGTGCCATCATTGCCAACAACATCGGTGTTTCGCTGTGCGGCACCGGCTTTGGCGGTTGGTCCAATGCCGCTATGATTTGCAACAATTGCGTGGCCATGGGTTGCAGCTATGCCGGCTATTTTGCCTACAAAACCGGTATTGTTGAAACTAACAATTGCTGGGCGTTGAGCACCGGTTACATTGGTTTCTTCGCATATTCAGGCAGCGTCATGGCTGCGCAGGGCAAGGCTGTTTGTAGTCGTAACGTTGGCGTCTATTGTCATAATTCTGAAATGGGTGTGACCAATATGGACTCCAACACCAACGGCGTCAGTGTGCCTGGCATTGTACGCATGGACATACAGGCAGTCATCGGCGGCAAGATCAGCATGATTGGTGCCGGCACAGTCAATATCACTGGGTTCTTCAGCCCACCGCTGAATACGGTGGGTGAAAAAGGTTCAACTATCATCACGGAGTGGTAAGTCATGCAGGTGTTTGTTAGGAAGGCTGATCTAAGTCAGCAAACGGTGCCGGTGGTTGCCGGCTTGCCTGATGCCCCTGTGATTGATCGCAATGCTTACGGTACGGACACCACGGTGATTTCATTGCCGGCTGGTTCAGTTGTCAACCAGAGTGGTGCACCGGTATTAGTAGCTAATTGGCGCAACAATGCTGACATGATTACGCGGGAGGAGGCATATCGTCGCATCATTGAAAGTTTCAGCGAATTCATGCAGCGCAATGCTGGCCTGGTGATGACAAACAACATATTGGCTTATGGTGCTGATCACACCACCTGGCCGCCAGAAGAACAAACACGTTACACCACTTGGCAATCAGGCTTGGACTATATTCAGCAGGTGCGGACGCGTAGTGATCAGCTTGAAGCGGCCTTGCCTGTTGACCCGACAGATGACGTCAATTGGCCTGCACGTATCCCACCGGTATACATATGACCAACGTTAGTTCTGATACAAACATACTGGCGCTGCCGCTGGCCACGACTGAGTTTGTCACCGGTACAAACGAAGATTGGATTGATAGCTTGGTGTTTCTGATAGACACCGATGACATTACCGGCCCACAGCTTGACCTGCGCGGTATGGACTTTGAACTTGAACTGCGCCGGCTGCCGCCGGACCATACCGTGGTCGCGCACGCCAGCACCAAGGACGGCACTTTGGTGATCGGGTCACCGCCGGACTTTGGCTACCTGACAATCAACATGCCGGTTGAGATCATGAGCACGTTGAAGCCGGATGATTACGTTGGTGACATTGTTGCCATTGATAATGAATTCAAGCGGCGTACTATCCTGTTTGACCTTACGTTGGACTGGGGGATCACGCGATGACTGACGTTGTAACAATCAATCGCAATGCGGTCATCGTCAAAGTTGCGCCGCTGGCACCGCGGTCTGTCCTGGTCACCACCAGCATCAGCCCTGTAACAATCGGCCTTGGCAGCAAGACGTTCATCACGCAAGGCTTGACGTTTTCAGTTATTGCCGGGATGCGGCTGCGCGTGGCTTATGTTGATGATCCTGACGATCATTGGATGAGTGGCATCATTACGTCATGGGACGGTGCCACTTTGATATTGAACGTTGATCAGTTTGAAGGCAGCGGCACCTACAGCAACTGGACCATTGGCGTGACCGGTGAGATGGGTCCGCAAGGGCTTATAGGGCCGCCTGGCCCGCAAGGCATCCAAGGGCCTGCTGGCACGCCTGGTGGGCCGGCTGGGCCGCAGGGTGATCCTGGGCCGCAAGGCGTGCAAGGGCCGCCTGGCCCGCAGGGCATTCAGGGTGATCCAGGGCCAACCGGCATTCAAGGGCCGCCCGGCATCCAAGGACCGACTGGCCCGCAAGGCATCATTGCTGATGTAACAAACGACAACAAATATTACGCCAGGCGCAACCAGGCATGGGCGGACATGACTGGTGTGTTTGCTCCAATCGCCAGCCCTGCGTTCACTGGTACGCCGACGGCTATAACGCAAACGCCTGGTACTAATACACAGGCCTTGGCCACCACTGAGTTTGTTACAGCCGCGGTTGGTACTGCTGCTGCTAACTATCAACCAAAGAATGGTAACCTTACCAGCTTGGCGGCAGCCAATGATATTGGTGCCATCTATTACAGGTCAGGTGTTGATACCTGGTCCAAGGTCAACGTCAGCACTGGTTTGAGTTTTGTCAATGGTGACTTGACGGCGGTCACAGGTGGCGGTGGTACGGTGGTTACAGAGTTGCCGGTGGCTGCCAGCCAGCTTGCCGGTTTCAAGGATACGGCTGGCGTCACCATTCAAGGCATCAGTTTGCCCACCGCCGGCCTGGCACGGCAAGGCACAGGGCTGATATTGACCAATGATTTGGCGGCTTTGGAAAACCTTGGCGGCAGCAACACCATTTATTATCGCAAGGCAACGGACGTTTGGGCAGCCGTTGTGATTGGTTCACGTATGTCATTTGATACTGCCACCGGCACTTTGAATGCCAACGCGCAAGGTGACGTGCTTGCCGGTAGTGCAAACACGTTCACGGCAAACAATTATTTCAACGGCGGCAAGGTGGTGATTGGTCACAATGCGGTGGAGGCCACGCAGCAGGCATATTCTTGGCTGCAAATGCATTCGGCCAATGATTACGTCATGCAGTATTTGACTGCATGGGCAAACAGTACAGTATATCCGGCAATTACATTCCGCAAGTCACGCTCAGGCATCATCGGCAACAATGCCATGATCAGTATTGGTGACACACTTGGTGCGTTAAGTTTTCAAGGTGACGATGGTGTTAATTTTCAAGCTGCCGCAGGAATGGCGTTTGTTTGTGATGGTGCACCAGCCGGTGGTGTAATGCCGGCACGCTTGGATATGGCATTCGGTAAAGTGGGTGGTGTATATCGGCGGACGGCAACCTTCCTGTCCTCCGGTGGACTGAGCGTAGGGTCAGCCGCGTTTACCGACCCTGGTGATAACAGCATTGTTTCTAGAAAACTTCATTTGTATCAATCAGCGGCTGATGTTGATGGATTAGTTGTTTTTCAAGGCTCCAACATTGGCCAGATATATTTCACCTCTGGCAATCGTTTGGTGATCAATCACAATAATGCCAATGGCCCTGGCACTGCCATCAGAGGCACGACCAACGGCACGCCTATGTTAGGTGGCTACATTGGTGAAACGTTGAATAATGCCGGCGGCACGCAGGCGTTGGGTGGCGCACCACCGCACAAGTCTACGGCCAGCTTGCCATTGGGACCAGGAATTTATGTTGTTGTGTATATTTGCACGTTTAACATCAGTGGCATCACACCAGCCGCCCAGCTTTATGCTTCCATAGGGCAGGTGCAGGATGCTGATGGTGGCTTTGGCACCTATCAAATGATGGGAGATGCGTCCGGTTATATCACTGCGATAACGGTCAAGATCATGACCGTCACGTCACCAATAACTGCGTGGGGCACGGCTTATGCCTCATTTATTGGTGGCACGATCAATGCCAGCGGTGGTTTGTCAGCACACCGCATAGCGTAATAAAGGGGCGAGCAAAATGAAACTACCTGTGAAGCGTGCGCTGGAAATGTATGCAGCCATTCAGCAGTTGGACAACTACAGCGATGGCGGGGCACAGCCCAAGCTGTACAGCTATGACGGGACGACCAGGCTGCGCTTGGCCATCGCCAGGCGGCGGCTGCGTGAAGTGCATGACGACTACATGGAGGCACGCAATCAGTTGCTGCTGCAGGTAACCAACGGCACGGGTGAGTTGCCGGCCATCAAATCCGCCGTCAACGGTGTGGATAAAAGCGCACTGGTGGCGCAGCACATACAGTTTGATCAGGAAGAAAAGAAGCTGCTGAACGCCAGCATTGAATTGCCGCTGCAGCCCATACCGGCGGCCAGCTTCAAGCTGGATGAAAATCCCATACCAACGGTAGTGTTGGATCTGCTAGGCGATTTGATAGGAGGGATGAGCGATGGCGCTGACTTATGAGCAAACCGCGGCATTGATGGTTGATGCCACGTTCCGTAATCGTGTGCAGGTGGCCTGCATGAAATACGCCAACTACATCATGGACGAGGCCACCGGCACACCTGCGCACAACACGCGGATGCGTTGGGCGGCAAACACATTGGGGAACCCGGCGGCAGCCGTTACGCAGGTGATGCCCACCGTGGTCATGGATAGCCAGGTGCAGCAGGATGGATCAGTCATCACGGACGCGGCGCTGCAGACTGTAGTTGAGACCGCAGTCAATAAACTGTTGTAGTAGCAATGATGCCCAGTTGCAAGGTGTGCCGTGGGGTAAGGCATGCCATGCAGCGGCTGGCGACGCTGGTGCCTCCCTCGCCGTTGCCAGCCGCAGTAATCAAGTGGATGCAGGTCAGGCGTAACAAACAAAAGGGCGCTGTAGCAGCGCCCTCAGGGGATCAAACTCAGCGTTGACGTTGCTGTTGGCCGCCTTGTTGATGCTGGGCATCGCCACCCTGTAGCTGATCCACTTTCTGTTTGGCTTCATTGATCAATTGCTGCACTTGCTCTGGGTTGCTTCTTGCCGCCTGGGCAATCTTGTCCAGGTCGGCTTTCAATTGCTGAGTGTCCATGAGGGTTAAACTCCAAAGCGCCGGTTTGGCGCGCATACCAACGTGCATGGCAATGATAGGTTCCGTAAGCCATGAATGAGCAACTGCCGCAAAGCACGGTACAGGTGGCTGGCCGTGCGGCGCATGACATTGTGAATGGACTGAAACAGCAGCCGCTGATGCTGGCGCTGGTGGTGCTGCAATTCCTAATTATGATGGCGGTGCTGTACAGCAGCATCCACAGGCAGGACGCTATCAGCGCCCAGTTCACCAGCACCTATAAATTACTCGAAACATGCATGAGCAAATAAAATGGACTTTGGCGGAGCGTTGCACTGTATGATCGGCGGTGACCTGGTTTGCCGTGCCGCTTGGGCGCGTGACGTTGTGCTCGGCCTGCAGAAGCCTGATGAACATTCCAAAATGACGCAAGCCTACATCTACCAGCGGCAGGGTGAGTATGATTGCGTCCCATGGGTGCCAACCCATGAGGACATGTTAGCTACTGATTGGACCGTGTATGAATGAATGATGATGAGCATTTGAAAGTGGTTTTGCGCCAGGCGCTGGACGCGGCGCTGCAGGCGCACGTGCAAACATTGTTTGCCGTCATGATGAAAGACCCCACCAACCAACCGGAGCGCGCCCTTGCCGGTGCGCGCAAGGCCATTGCCGCCCATCAGCAGGCGTTGGCCGCATTGGAAGAAGTATTTCAACATGAGTGAAACACCGCCCTGGCTGCAAACAATGCGCGCATGCATCGGCATCGTGGAAACTCCTGGTGCCGCGGACAACCCTAAAATAATGGCCATGCGTGACACCATTGCGGAAACGTACGATGACATGGCCGCTTATTGCGCCAGCTACAAACACGACGCCACACCGTGGTGTGGCCTTGCTGCTGCGTACTGCATGACGATGGCCGGCATCCGGCCGCCGTACCAACCACCGCCGGCACCGGACACTGACCGCTGGCTGTGGGCCAGGTGCTGGGGCGATGACCTTGAATGGGGCACGCGGCTGACCAAGCCGCAGCTTGGCTGCGTGGTCGTGCTCACGCGCAGTGGCGGCGGCCATGTGACGTTTTATGAAAGCACCAGCGGCAACAACTATATTTGTTGCGGCGGCAATCAGTCAGATGCAATCAACAAATCCAGTTACCCGATCAGCAGCGTTGTGGCGCTGATGTGGCCCAAGGCGGCCGGCCCAGTGCCGGTGCCGCCAACACCGCAGCCGCAGCCGCCGGCTGCCAGGCGCACGCTCAGTCAGGGGATGACTGGCGCTGACGTGGCCCTGCTACAGGTGGTGCTGGGCATCCCGACGGACGGTGACTTTGGCCCTGTGACCAATGCGGCCGTCAAAGGCTACCAGGCGGCCACAGGGTTGGTTGTGGATGGCGTGGTAGGGCAGGCCACCTGGGCGCAGATAGACGCACTACAGGCCCGCGTAAAGGCCGGCAGCGACCGTTTGCCGGCATCCTTGGCTGACCAGGTGCTTGACCTGGTGAACAGCCATCCTCTGGCTAGCTTCACCTGGCCTGACCGCGGCCGTGCACCCATTGGCTATACGCAGGGGATGGCGCTGGCGTTTGGCCTGGCGGTGCAGGCGCACCAGGCCGGCAGCAGCGCTGCACTGGCGATGGCGCAGGCGGCTGGCCCAGACGCCGACAAGGATGCGCTGACCTGGTACGCACCGGAGCTCGCCGCCTTGGGCTGGCGCACTGATACTTCCGGTTTGGAAACTTTGCGCACCCTGTTTGCATTGCTGATCGGCCTGGGCATGCGTGAGAGCAGCGGTGATCACTGGGCAGGGCGGGACACCACCGCCAGCAACGTTACTGCTGAAACGGCGGAGGCCGGTTTGTTTCAAACAAGCTGGAACGTCAAAAGCAGTTCACCGGAAATGGTCAAGCTGTTTGACAACTACTGGGCTGACCCGAACGGTTTCAACGATGAGTTTGATGAAGCGGTGCCGTCACCCAGCACAAACGATCTGCAGAACTACGGCAGCGGCCAGGGTGCGGCTTATCAGTGGCTGGCCAAGTATGCACCCGCGTTTGCCGCCTTCACCACCGCTGTAGGTTTGCGCGTGCTGCGCAAGCACTGGGGACCAATCAATCGCAAGGAAGTCACCTTGACGCAGCAGGCGGATGACTTGCTGCAAAAGGTAGCCGCCATTGTGCTGGGTGTGGTGCCGCCTGCGCCGGAGCCTGAGCCTGAGCCGGAGGTTGCCACGGTCAACATCACGACCACTGGTGATGTTGTTGTTGTAGTTAACGGTCAGCCGGTTGTTACAGGAACAGCCTGACAACGTGCCCGATGATGTGGTGGGCATCTTCGGGTTCAAGGGCCAGCAGGTGCAGGTAGATGTGCATGAGCGTTTTCATGCACTCTATATGATATAGACTCTTCATCAATGCAAGAGTTGCATTCAACAAATAATGCAATTCTGATCACAAAATATTCCAACGCTTGTTTGTTTGTTGTTGAAGGTTGGCCGGCGGGTGACCGCCGGCAATGATCAAGCCAGCTTCAGCTTGCGCTTGATGCTGGCCATCCTTGGTTTCAGTGCAGCAAATAATATTTGGTGTAAACGTCATGGTCGGATAGCCGCGGGTCATTTGCCGCCATGTATGCTTTGCGCATCCGTTCAATATCCTTGCTCATTATCAGCAATGCGTCTATGTTTTGTTTGATGAATTTGTCTCCATATTTTTCTATTACAGATTTTAAAAGCTCTGTTATTTTATCATCAGTATATTGTTTGAGCCGACAGTCTATAATCATTTTAGCTTTGTCAATTTTGTTATCAACGTAGTTCATGTAGATTGTTTTTTCCTCCTTTTGTAATGATTTGAAGCCACTGATTATTACGGCATCGGTAAGTTTGAAATCATCATTAATAGAAAGTTTAGAATATGCCTCACGTTGCGCTATGGCTTTTGGCGAGTAACAAGAACGTTCTATGGTCTTTAATAGTTTATTTAGTTCAGCATCCTTACTACGTTGTTTTGTCATGGTGTAGATCTCCTTTAGTTAGTTTCACTAAATTTTCAGTGTACTTACGTAAGTACACCGCGCATAACCAGTTGTGTCAGCATGATAATTTAAGCGGCTGGTAGTAAATGCTTGCCATTGCAAACATCTCGCCAGATATATTGCAGTGAGTTGCGTGTTGTTGTCTCTAGCACTTGTCGCATGTGTGTCAGATTTGATCCAAGGCTGGTCAATGCGGCCAATTCATTCCGGTTGAAGTGAATGTCGTGCTGCTGTAGCCATTCACCAAATTGACGATCAGCCGAGTATTTGACCCTGGCAGCCGTGATATATGCAGCTTGTTTAATTTTGTTGTTGATCCAATTTTCCTTGAGTGTCAGATCCATGGTTTGAGTTTCTTTGATACTGTTGGCCAACACGTCATCTGGCAGGCGTGTTAGTTGTTTAACATCAATTAGTGATTTATCATCTTTGACCGCGGTGGCATACAACCTTAGTTGCTCTTCCTTTTTGCGCTTGCGGTACAGCGCATTGGACTTTTGTTTGTTTTTGCGTTTGGCGAGCTCCTTCTTTTGAGCCTTGGCCAATGCACGCCTGGCCGCCTCCTCAGCACGCAGCCTGCGCTCTTCCTCTTTTTTGGCCCTGCGCTGGGCGCGGGCTTTATCACGTTCCAATGACATGTCACTGCGGACACGTTCAGCTTCAGATTTTCTAAGTACCTTTGACACTGTGACCAATGCATCCGGACCTATATGCAGGTCATGTATGCACCAGGAGCCAAACTCTCCGTCATTGCCAAATGCATTGCGTACTTGTTCAAGTTCAATAAAGAACGTTGTGAAGTAATTGCGGCCTTTTTCCCACAACACTTTCAGTCTTTCCGGGCTTGGCGTGGTCATTGGCATGTTTCCCATTGTTAAGTGAATGAAGTGGGCCGGCACATGCCGGCCCACCGCCACCTGTTGTTGTTACGCGGCTGGTACTGCCGTTGGCTTTTTGCTGTTGGCCGGCTTGGCCGCCGGCTGATGGGTCAGCAATAGCTGCTTGACCTTGTGCCGGATGCGGCTGCGGTTGCCCTGGTTGACGCGCACGCCAATTTCCCTGGCAATTTCCTTGGGCGTGACTTCATTGAAGTAGTCAGGATTTTTACCAAACAATTCCTGCACCTTGGCTTCAATGATGTCCTTTTCAGCGGGTGACGACCGCCGCTCGGCTGCCTCCTCAGCTTCATTGCTGAATTGCAGCCTGAGTATTTTAGCAACTTTGTCCATTGACGTTTCAGTGCTTACTGCCATCTTTTCAATCAGGTTCAACGCCCTGATCATGTTAGCAGTACTCATTACAAGTCCTCCTTGTGTGTAGGCCGGCAAACGATCACTTGTGTTTGTTTCCATCAAAAGTGATTTGCCGTGCCAATAAGTTTGGTTGACGCATGATCTTTCATGAACGTCAAAACCAAACAGCACATTATATTGAAATACAAAACCAAAAGCAACCAGTGCTTGGTTGCTTTGTCAATGCAGTGCCGTTAACGCTAAGATGAACACCATGGCCGCTACCATGCCAATCAGCAGCATCCAATCAGTGCGATCATATTTGTAAGTCATCGCCGGCACCGCCAACTGTATTTGTTGGTGTAGACTTTGCGGCGGCCATGGCGTGCGCATATGTCATCGCCACCACCACCGTCACGCACTTCACTGCGTGCGCCGCGGTTGCGCTCACGCTTGGCTGCAGGCGGTGGGACGGGTGACACCGGGTCCGCTACGAGCTCCCGCCCTGTAGGTGGCAAGGCTGGTGGCAAGTCAGGCGGCAGCGGTGGCGGCGGCACGGCGGCCAGCGGTGAAGGCGCGATGGGTATCACCCGCACTGCCTTGGGCGTCATCGCCGGTGGCTCCGGTGGCCACTGCGCTGTTCGCGGTGGCGGTGCTGGCTTGGATGGCGGTGCGGCTGGCCATAGGGCGCTGACTGCACCCACGCCAATGCCGATCACGGCAAACGCTGCAATGGCTGCTTTCATAGCTTCACCAGTGGGCGTTGTTTGATCAAATTATAATATTTGTTATTCCATTCTTTCATTGGAATGTTGCTACTAATACATTGTTCACGATGTATACGCTTAATAATTTGACGGATGCGTTCCGTTGAAAGGTCAAACTTTTTTCCAACTTGTTTGAACGTCGCTAAACTATCTCCAAAATATGTATTAAATATTTGCATGTCGCGTATGCGGTCACGTTTGCTGCCTACATTTTTAAGTCTTGGATCAGTCATTTGATTGCTCCATGGCCTTGTGTAGTTCAGCGGTGGCTTGCTCCACGGTGAACGGTTTCATTTTTTCATCCCCATACGCCTTTGTTGCATGATCAATTTGCGTTTTTCCAATAACGGTGAAATCAAATTTTCACGTCTTTCACCGTATTTTTCAAAATATTCATTCATTGGAAGTTTGTTGATGAGTTTTAAATCAGGTTGAGCACGCCAAATAATATTACTGATACGGGATGGTGAAAGGTTGAATTCTTTTCCTAATTGTTTGTATGTAAAACCTTCAAAATACTTTTTAAATATTTGTCTGTTGCGATTATCATGTTCATTTTGTTTATATTCAATACGTGTTTTATATTCAGCACGCTTAGTGGGTTGCTCAAATGTACCGTCATATTTGCGTAGCGCATCAACAATTACCCTTTTGCGTTTAACTGGATGACTTGGTAATGTATCAATTTTCAGTATATCATAACAAAATGCGGCAATACACAAATTGATTGTGCTGCCATTGGTGTAACCAAAATCTTTGCCAAGATTTTTCTGCGTGTGTCCTATCAAATATTCTAAGGCAAACCAGGCACATTCACTTGTCGTATAATCAACCATTTGATTGCTCCATGGCCTTGTGTAGTTCAGCGGTGGCTTGCTCCACGGTGTCAAGTGAAGCGTCCAGGTCAGCCACGGTGTAGTTACCGTCCGCGTCTTGTATTAGCTTCACCCAACTGTAGTCATTGTCCACCAGGTCACGCACCACCACGCCTACAATGCGGTCATCAGTGGTGGCATACCAGGCTACGTTTTGATGAAAGGCCGGGTTGCCGTGAAACTGTATGTTGTAGGTGGCAACGTCAATTGGCTTTATCATTTGTTTGTTCCTCTCTGGTTTCCGGGCCACGGCCGTCATTGCTGATCTTGCCAGTGCCGGCACAGTGGCAGCATGGCGTTATGAATATTGGTGCAGCATCCGGCCATTCCGGATCATATATTCTAAGGTAGCCCTGCCCTTTGCAGCAGGGGCACTCCAACCACTCAGTCATGGGTTGGCACTTTCAGCATTTGGAACGTATCAGTGTCACCCAAGCGGTCAGGGTAACAGGCCAGGCCTATCAGGCGTATGTCATCAACGCTGCAGCGCACGCGCAGCACGCAAACGTCATCCACGTTGACGCGCACGATGCCGTCACTGCCGATGACAAACTGCAGTTCATAGGTGGCTACCAGGTCTTGCATTGTTTGTTCACTCCCTATACCAAACAAGACGTCCATATGGGTGTGTTAGGGTCATACTCACCCGTCCATGGATATTTTCTGTCCCTTTGCAATTCTAAACTTCTTTTGCCCACCGCCTCACTTGAAGTTTGATCAATATCGCCGCCTTCATACCAAACAATGAAGCACGGTTTGCATATTGGCAGCGGGTGCCATAGTGACCCGCGCCTGAGAAACCTGACCCCTCCGCATGCTGAACAACAAATCATTTGCTCACTCCCACAGGCCAAGGCGTCTGAACTGTTTTGTTTGTTTGAGCATTGCCTCCCACATTTTGCGATCATCGTCATTGCGTGCAGTGGCTATCAGCACCTTGCTTAGTTCAGCAAAGTAGGTGGCCTTGTCATTGGCGTACTTGCGCTTTAATTCCTGTACGCGTTGCGTCAGCCGCCTGGTATTGAAATCCTCGGTCATGATTTGGTCCTTGTCAGCCGTTTGATTTCCATGATGGTGATTTCCAATTCACGTTTGGCGCTACGTTGCTGGTTGCGGGTGGCACCATACTTGTCAGCCAGTGCATCTAGCTGAGCAAATAATTGCCTGCGCTGGGCGCGGGCAGTGTCACTGCCGTTATAGCGCTGCACGCATTGCGGCTGGTCATGGTCACAAATATGGCTGGCTGTGATGGCCGCTTTGATGCGGCGATAGTCAGCCCAGAACGGCACCAGTTGCTCGTCCAGCTTGCGCAACGTGTTTGTTTGTTGCTGCGCCAGTGCATGCAGCTTGGCTAGCACTATTTGCTTGTCACCGAACATTAGCTATTGTCGCCTTTGTTTTTTTCACGTTCACGTTCACGTTCCTTATTATCGTTGAACGCATCAGCAATGCTTGCAAATGAACCTGCTATGCTGGCAACCGCCGTAGCCAGTTCATCCAAAGCGCGCGCGATGGCGGCATTGCTTTCAACCATACGGTCAGCACTGGCTTCAATTGTCTTGATGATTTCTATGGTTGAGTTTTTCATTTGTGCCCTCCACGGCCGGCGGCCATCATTTTGTTCAGCAGCTTGCCAAGCTGCGGTTGGGTCATGTTGTCTTTGTCTTTTTTGTCCAGCCAATAGCTGTCATCACAGCCTATGTCTATTTCAGGCAGCATGAAGTGGTCACGCCCTGGCACTGTGATCTTGACGTGATAGCCGGCCCATTCAAATTCCCGCAAGCCGCGGAAGTGAAACTTCACCGCTTTGCCGGTTTTCCTTACATGGGCGCGCACCATGTGAAAGACGCGTTGCCTGCTGCCGTTGACCGTCAAGGTTACGTCACGGTCTTGAAAGAAATAGGCCATGCGCCGCGGGTCAACGCCGAACACCGCGGTCATATTGCCCTTGCTCACAGCAATGCGCGTCATTGAATAATTGGCTTGTTCAACATGGTTGGCGGCATCAATAAATATGTCAGTCAGGAATTGGTCAGGCTCCATGTTGTTGAACTTGGCCCAAGCTATGAATTGTTTGGGGATGCGCCAGGCCTTTTGCGGTATGTTGAAGTGCACCAGGCCATTCCATTTTTCAGGGATAGGCACCATTTCAACCTTGCACATTGGCAAGGCGTGTACGTCAGTGCCATCCTTGCTGATGAACACAGCGTACTCCTCGGGCACACCGCCTTTGTTGCTGCGGGTCATTTTCTTTACATGGGGCTTGTCCCACCAAATGGTCATACCATACACGTCACCGCCGCTGGTGGGTTGTATGTTCGGCGGCGGCTTGTTGTATTTGTTGAAGTACATGAACTTTGGCACCCACATGTCTTGATGTTCGCTTTCATACTTTTCAACCAAAGGCGTGATGCCATAGACGATGCAGCCAAACGTTGGCCGGTGGACCTTCCACCACGGTGATAATTTGAGTGGCTGCGGTGGCGGCTTGCTCCTGTTTTCATCAAGGTGGTGTGGTCCGTCCTGCAATGACCAGGCAGCCGGCGGCACCACCGCAGCACCAAGCTGGCTGTACATGCCATAGGCGTCAGGATCATGCAGCCGCATGCGCTGCAAATAGACCCAGTAGCGGTCAAGCTGATCCAGTATGGTGTCACGGAAAGCAAACTCACCGTACAGTTCACTCTCCATGTAACCTGTGCCGTCCTTACCACTGTATATGTGGCGACCATCACTGCAGTCATCTGGCGGCGGTGGCGTCGGCATCTTTTGTTTGTTGTGACTTTTGTGTGGAATGAATATTGGCGCTGGCCCATGCGGCTGCACAAACTTGTCCTTCTTGCGCCGCTCCTTTTCCCACTTGCGCCGCGCACGCCTGTTGCTGCCTGGTGGCGGTGCTTCAGCAGCCGGCGGCGGCTGCGGTGCTGGCTCAGGCGGCACGGGTGGTGGCTCCGGTGCCGGCGATGGTGGTGCTGGCTCAGGCTGCGGTGCTGGCTCAGGCTGCGGTGCTGGCTCAGGCGCGGCAGATGGCGGCGGCAGTGGTCGGGGGACGGGTGACGGCCGCGGTTGCGGCGGCGGCCATTCATACTCAAATGGTTCCGATGGTGTAGGTCGCGGTGCCGGCTTGAACCTGGCGCGCAGCCAACCAACAAATTTATTCCACCAGTTCATGCTTACCCCTTCACCTTGATCCATTGGCCATGTGGCGTGCGGACGTATACCTGGCCATAACCTTCACCAAATAAACCGCAGCCATGTAGTTGCCAACTGATTGGTGTCATGATGGCCCAGTGACCGCCTTCTGCAGTGCGACCATCAATAAACTCAAATGCTATTTGCACACCAAAGTCATCCGTGGCTGGCACGTCACCGCACCAGTAAACGTCACGCTGTGCCGTGACCAGCTTTTGCATGCGCTGACCACAGGGGCAGTAGTAGCCATGCAGATCATAGTCATAGTGTTTGTGAGTGCATTGTATGGTCATTGGTTCTCCAATGCGTTCAGCTTTTTCTTGGCCTCATTCAACATGTCATCAATGAACCTGTCCAGCTTGATCAGGCTGTTGTACTCCGCTTCCGCTTCAACATGCTGACGCTCGGCCTGGCGCGCACGTGCTACAATCACCTTGTGTACGTCCAGCAGGCCGGCAATGATTTCACGCTGGGCTTTGATAGCGTCAAACTTGCTCACGGTAGCTCCTCCGCCATGCAGGCAAAGTACGCGTCAGGTGCCGGCACAATGGGTTTCAAGCCATTGGCGATGCGCACAGGGTTGACCCTGTATACGCAGCTTTCACATACTGGCTCGCGGTTGCCGTTGATGCGGATGCTTGGCACCCGCACAGGGTTGAAGCTGAAGGGCCGGCCACAGCCTATGCAGTGGCCTATGCAAAAGGCAAAGCAGTCGTTCATTTGTTGATCCTTCCTGGTGGGTAGGCCACCACCAACACGAATGCCGCTGAGCATAGTGCTATAGCTATGAGTGTCTGTGTCAACATGAACATGTGCGCCCCATGTTTGTTTGATGTTAACGTGCCGGTGGCTCAGGCAGCCGCTTGCCCTGTGTGATCACGGCAGCGGCTGTTTCATTGAACTTGCGATGTGCATCAAGGATGCTTTCACCAAATGACTTTAGCCGACTATTCATGTCAGCCAGTTCATTGTTCTTTTCATTGATCTGCGCACGCAGGGTGTCGGCAAACGCCCGCACCTCCTCCAATTTTTGCGTGGCCTGGGCTACTTGGTCCTCGGCGGCCTGCACCAGGCTGTCAGCTATCTTTTCACCCAGCATGGCAAAGTCATATTGCTGCTGGTTGATGCTGCTGCCGTTGCTGCGCTGTACGGCACGTGCTGCACTTTCAATGTCCTTCAGCAAGTCATCATTGTTGTTCATCACTGTGCTCCTCTTGTTGATGGCCCAAGTTGTCAGTGAACGCCACAGCGTCACTGTAGTGTTTGAAGGTGGCCAGCCATTGATCTAGTTGCCACACTGCATAGTGGCCATTCCACCAGGTCTTACGTATGTGCCACGGTGAATGGCGACCGCCGGCTTGTTTGCGCAGGCTGACGCGCAACTCCTGCAGCGCCAATGTTTCAGCCTGTATTGGTGTCATGCCAATAGACTTGAAGTGGCGCAGCAGTTCATCATAGTACATGTCCCATTTATTTGTTGACATTGCGACACCAGGCTTGGATTGCGTCCGCAGATATTTCCCAGTCATGGTCACGGTGTAGGCTGGCGATGATTGCCCATTTGAATGACTGGTGCAGCTTCACCGCCAAGTTATCGTCGCCGGTGGCATCAGCCAACAGGGCAAGCGCAAGCTGGGCCGGCCCACTGCCGCCGTAGCCCCACTCTAGCCCTGCGGGTGAGTGGTTGAACAGGTCAAGCCGCATCGGCAGCAGTTGCGCTGCCTGCCCTGCCCTGTAGATCATGACGCGTGCCACGCGTGCACCAGGTACGCGCGTGCCGCGGTAAAGTTTCTCAGCAGCCATTGGTAGCCTCCGGCGCAAGTTTGCCACAGGTGGGTTGGGCAAAGCAAGCAAAACGTTTGCAGTCTATTTGTTAGGAGCGTGCCGAACCCAGACGCGCTTGTATCCTAACGCGCGACCAGCCGCTTCCAGCGTAGCATTTTGCGGCCGTTTAGTCTTGCCATGAAACCATTCATGCATCGTGCCGAATGCAGGTCCACCAGCCTCTTCCACCTTGTGTATGTGTTTGTTGGTCAACTTGCCGCCATTGGCCTGCTGCATGACGGTGCGCAGTTCATCAATGGCCGGGTCTTTGTCCCTGAACAGGTAGCTTTTGTAAATCTTGGCCCGCATTACACCACCACCTTATACACTGGCCGGCTGCTGTTTTTGCCGCCACCCTTGCGCAGCAGGCCAGCCTCCTGAGCCTGCGTGAGCACAAAGCCGTATGACCTTTCACTCAGGCCGATGTGCATGCAGAACGCGCGCATTTCATTGGCGGTCATGGTTTGCAGCTTGTGTTGTTTGATGTAGCTGGCGAGCATTTCCATCCGATCACCGCTGCTGGCGGCCTTCACCTGGCCGTTGCGGCTGACGGTGGCGTTGATCACCGGCATGACTTCCGGGCTGCCATGCACCTTGCCGATCAGTGCATGCAGCACGTCAGGCAACTTGCGGTCATCGCACATTATAACAACTCTGAACATTGGCTTTGATCCTCCATATGTGTTAACAAGTGGTGAAGTGTGAAGCAAACAGCTTAGCCACAAAGCAAGCAGGAGGCAAGTATGGCAACTGACGGCGGCTTGAACATGTTGTTGCAAAGTCATCTACGCTTTGGCTGGCATTGGCAACGCGTAGAGACAGCGGCGCTGGGTGCCGGTGTGCCTGACCTGAATTATTGTCATGGCAAGTTTGAAGGCTGGCTTGAGTTGAAAAGCTGCAGCGGCTGGCGCGTCACCCTGCGGCCGGAACAGTACGCCTGGATCAGCCGCCGCATACGTACAGGTGGGAATGTATTTGTAGCTGCGCGGCGCTATGGCAAGCGGCCAGTGACGGACGAGCTCTGGTTGTTCTGCGGCTGTCGTGCTGAGCAACTACTAACAAACAGATTGATGGTCGTGCAACCGCTGGGCTGCTGGTATGGTGGGCCGGCCAAGTGGGCATGGCCGGAAGTCGCCGCCGTGCTGACCAGCCGCTGTGAGCACGCGCACTGACCCGTCGTCTAGGGTTATTTACCTATTTTGAGATTTGTACACAGGCTGGCCTTGGTGGTACATGGCAAGCCATTGAAATCGCATGGATTTTTGCCTGCGAGAATTCTGCTTGTTTGCTTTATTTTTGCTTGCTTTCGCTTAGTTGCGGGTGTAGTTTTTGGGTACAAATTGAGTTGGGAATATCGCACAGTGGTGCCGGTGAAGCGGGCACGGTTACGGGTAAAGGGGTTCAGTTCTTGTGTACAGGTAGTGCGCACCGCCGCCGTGCCTGTTGCTGGCCAATGCCCAACAAGCAAACCTGCACACAACGCCTGACCCCAAAGCCTGCCTAGTATGTTTGCCCGCTACAAACAAAGCACTGACCAGTGTTTGGGTTGTAGCTTCCAAGCAAAACCGCAGGCTGTGAGTGAAACGGTGGTGGCTGCAAAGCCACCGCTGTAGTGCAGGGCTGACCACCTGCACCTGATGATCAGGTCAACAACAATGGTGAATGACATGACTGACTACGCTGCCAACCTGGCTTTGTTTGTGAGTGAACACACCGGCACGGTGCTTGGCACCTGGCGCGGCAAGTTGAACGCTGCTGATCAGCGCAAGCTGTTTGGCCGCTACCTGGGCAAGGGCTTGCTGGTGATTGACGGTGAGCGTGAGCGAGTACGCATGATCGTCAAGGTTTGCTTTGGCCTTGACTTTGACGTGCGGGCCGATCTGGCCTGGCGTGACTTCAACTGAGTGAGTGAAACGGCGGTGGCTGCGGCCACCGCCGTAGTGCAGGGCTGACCACCTGCACCTGATGATCAGGTCATACAACCCATAGGGTGAAGCAAATGTTGAATATCAACGTAGCGGTTGATGGTTATTTTGCGCAACGTAACACTGAAGACGGACCTGTCGAAGTGTTTGTTGAAATCTTTTACATCTGTGCTGAGCACAGTGACGGTCGGCGTTGGCGCTGGGGCGATGACAATTACGCTAATGCCGGCACGGCCAAGGCAATCTTGCGTCACATTAACGTAGGCACGCCTTTCACTGACGTTGGGTGCTGGTTTGAACTTGAGCCACGGTATGGCTCTGATAGCTGGGGCGATGAAGACGAATACGCCTTGGCTTGCCATGAAGCTGATTGCTTTGGCGAGCCACGGCCACGTTGGTGAAGTGAAACGGTGGCTTGGTGACGGCCGCCGTAGTGCAGGGCTGACCACCTGCACCTGATGATCAGGTCATACAAACAACAACAGGTGTTAAAATGTCTGATGAAACAAAGGTTGACGTGAACACGTTCGGCAACGGCAAGATCGTTGACAAAATCCGCAAGATGCTGCGGCTGGCGCGCGATGCTGGTGCCACCGAAGCTGAAGCGGCCTTGGCCATGGCCAAGGCGCAGCAAATGATGCTGCAGTACAATATCGACAACGTTGAAGAAGTTACTGAGCAAGCCGCCGTCAAGGGCGACTGGCACAACTTTGAAGTTGATAAAACCTGGCAGCGCATGCTGACGCAGGCGATTGCTGAGATGTTCAACTGCCGCGTGGTGTGGGCCGGCAATAACGGCAGCGTGCAGTTTGTCGGCAAGCCCAGCAACGTGCTGGTGGCCATTGAAACACTGCAGTGGGTCAACGACCAAATGCAGGATTTGTACAAGGCAGCCAGGCGGGCTGACCGTGTACGCTTCGGCAGCTTTACCAAGGCGCAGTCAAAAGAGTACCGGCTGACGTTCAAGGAAGGCTGCTGCCGCCGCATCCGGCAGCGGGTGGCTGAAATCACAGCGCATGAGCGTAGCAAGATGCCAACCGGCACGGCGCTGATCGTGATTGACCAGGCGTTGGCCGCGGCCGATGAGTTGTTGAAGGGCGTCAAGAAGGCACGTGCACGTACAATGCACCTTGGCCTTGGCACCACGGCTGGCCGCATGGCCGGTGATCAAATCAAGCTGCAGCAGACTTTCAAAAAGTGAAACAGCGGCGCAAGCCGCTGTAGTGCAGGGCTGACCACCTGCACCTGATGATCAGGTCATACAAACAAACAGGTGTTAAAATGCAGAATGGTAATGCAAAGCCGCAGGCTGACTACTTCGACAATCTCGAGGGTGACTTTGAGGCTGAAAACAAGCCGGTCAAGCCGGTCAGCAATCGCCGGCAGTTCACTGATGCGCTGACCGCAAGGCAGTACATTCACGGTGGCAAGGGCACGGTGACGCTGAAAAGCAAGGCGACAAAAAATCACTTCACCTACGAGCTCGGCATGCCGGATGACGGCAGCGTGATTTTTGTTAAGGTGTTGGTCGGCCCTGACAACACCGCCAGCTACAAATACCTGGGGCTGATCAAGCGTGACGTGTTCTGGGCAGGCCGCAAAAATCCGCGGCCGGGTGACATTGCACGTGATGCGCCAAGCGCCAAGGCATTTGCCTGGGTGTGGCAACACCTGGTGCGTGACCACTTGCCGGTTGACCAGGTTGAAGTCTGGCACGAGGGCCAGTGCGGCCGGTGTGGCCGCAAGCTGACCCACCCTGACAGCATCGAGCGGGGCATCGGCCCTGAGTGCATCAAGAAGGTTTAGTGAAACGGCGGTGGCCACCCGGCCGCTGCCGTAGTGCAGGGCTGACCACCTGCACCTGATGATCAGGTCAACCGCAAGGCAGCAGCGTCATGGCCCAGCGTCAGCTATAGGCATGACACAATGTGAGCATGACCAGTGACCACTTGACGCTGCCGCCTTGCGGTTGATTATATCAACAAACAAACAGGTGTTGAAATGCAAAGAGCGTCCTATGTACCGGGTGAAAGGAAAGGAACCATGAAGCTCTCCAAGACCCAGGTTGCCCTGCTGGAGCGGGCCTACGGTAGCCGGTTCGGCCGGGTCGCGACCATCCACGGCTACATCACCTCGCGCAAGCGGCGGGCCTACGGCTACCGGGAAGCGAACGCCGCGACCGGCCTGATGGAGGCGGGGCTCCTCGCCCAGGTCTCCAGCCACTCCTCGACCGTCCACCTCTGCCACGGCTTCGGTAGCGACCACGGGTCCGAGGTTATCTGGGCGATCACCGAGGAGGGCCGGAAGGCCGCGAAGGCGAACGGACTGTGCGGCGCAAAGGAGAACGGATGATGACCTTCTACGACTACCAGATGATCGTGCAATGGCGGTGTGCAGGGTTGGCCGCTGCATTGGCCGCGGTGAAATAGTGAAACGGTGGCGCGCACAGCGTCACCGTAGTGCAGGGCTGACCACCTGCACCTGATGATCAGGTCAACAACAAATAGGTGTTAACATGTATCAAGCTATCAAAACCAGGTATGTTGGAGCGACCCAAACACATGATGCGCGCATCATTGCCACTGCTGGTGCTGGGCGTGTGTTTGTGAACTACGATGATGCACTCAATATCAACAACAACCACGCCAAAGCCGCTGAAACGCTGGCCAACAAATATGGCTGGCGTGGCCGCTGGTACGGCGGCGGCACGGCCGATGGCTTTGTGTTTGTATGCGTTGATGAAGGTGCAGCGCCGACCTTCACTACAGGGTTGGCCGCTGCATTGGCCGCGGTGAAATAGTGAAACGGTGGCGCGCACAGCGTCACCGTAGTGCAGGGCTGACCGCCTGCACCTGATGATCAGGTCAACAACAAATAGGTGTTGAAATGACAATGCGCACTACTGAAAATGCCCTGGCGTTCATTGCGATCACAGGTTCTGCCAAGTACCTGCACGTCAATACGCGCATCGCAATCACCAGGCTTGAACGCTTCAACGTCGAAACTTGCCGGCATGAAGTGACGAATGAAGGTATGATCTTGGCCAGGTCAACCGCAATGTGGCGTGCCCATCAGCGCATGCTGGCCTTGGGCTTCCGGCTTGCTGCCAACTACAATCACAAGCCCAGCTTCATTTTGTATCGGCACCCTGAAATGGTGTGCACGCCTGACGGCCGGCCTTTTGAGCGTAGCGGCTTCATTGGCCACAAGGGCCATGCCTACGCTGACCTGCCGAGCACTGAAAGCCGGCACGGCTGGCGCAGCCAACTTCTGAGCAAGTAGTGAAACAGGGCTGCGGCCCTGTAGTGCAGGGCTGACCGCCTGCACCTGATGATCAGGTCAACAACAAACAGGTGTGAAATGGAAAACGTAACGTTTCTGACGGTTACCGGTGTGAAGCTTGTAGGCCGCATTGTAAAGCGTGAGTGGGTTGAGTGTGGCCCACAGGCCAAGGCTGAATTCTTGACCGTGGTGACGCCTGACGGCCGCAGCTTCACGGTTGACCCCATCGCATGCCCCATGCCGATGGTGGTTGATGAAGGCTGGTAAGTGAAACGGCGGGTGACCGCCGTAGTGCAGGGCTGACCGCCTGCGCCTGATGATCAGGTCCAACAAATAGTAGGTGTTGACAAATGAAGAAGTACCGCAAGAAGCCCGACGAACTCGATCTGAAATCACCACGCGATCGTGTCGTCATTCTGCGTGCCTACCATGCCCTTCTAAGCCAGGGCGTGGACGAGGACGAGGCAAAGCGCGGCGCTGTGCGCTACGCCCTGGAGCACTGGAATGAAATAACGGCAAGGTGAGTGAAACGGCGGCCGGGTGACGGCCGCCGTAGTGCAGGGTTGACCGCCTGCACCTGATGATCAGGTCAACAACAAATAGGTGTGAAATGCAAAAGCGTATTCAAATAACGACTGAAGAGAAAGTCCGCTGGGCACCCATGCTGCAGCGGGTGTGGCAAGGCATCGGCGGTGACGTGCTGCAAGCCTATGGTGGTGAAGCTGCCACCATGCGGCGCAGTGAAGTTGTTGAAGTGGTGTGCGATGCCGGCATGCTTTGCCAAGATGATTACGGCGGTGAGTGCATGACGGCTGAAGAATACAAGGTGCTGTGCGCCTGGTACGGCACGCCTTCATTCAAACAATGGGTGCGGGAAGTTTTTCCGTACGCGCTTTATGGCATGTAGTAGTTAGCCGCCACGGGCATACTCGCCCGGTGAGTGGGCGCGTCGGGTTAACGAAAGGCGACTTGCGGCCGTGGTTGGCTATATTTGCTCATACCGTTCAAAGTCGCTGACGTCCACAACAAACTACTCCAACAACAAATAGGTGTGACATGGGTCTTTACATAACATGCTTGATAATTGTTGCCGCATTGAAGCCTGGCGTTGCCGTGTTCATCGCAGTGGCTTTCATCCCTACAGTGGTGGCCAAGCTAAGGCAGCATCACAACACGCTGGCTATCAGCGTGTTCAATGGCATTGGCTTCACGCCACCCGCCTTATTGATCATAATGATAGCCAGGCACAAAGCTGAGTTTGCCAACATCAATAATGTCAGTGATGAATGGCTGTTGGCTGTTGAACTAGGCTTTGCAGTGTTTGTAATAATTTGGACGATGGCCTTGGTTTGGAGCATCACAGCCGTCAAGCGAAGTGAAACGGTGGCCGGGTGACGGCCGCCGTAGTGCAGGGTTGACCGCCTGCGCCTGATGATCAGGTCAAACAAACAGTAGGTGATAAAATGAAGATCGATGCTGATGTGTTGATAGGCCTCATAACGGCTGACGCAACAACGCCGGAGGCGCAGGCGCGCATTGCCTGGCGCATGAGTGACCGGCTGTGGGATTTGTTGCTCACAGGTGAAGTTGACGTGGCCACTTGCCGTGAGTTCAACAACGCCTGCCAGTTGCGCAATGATGAAGGCTGGCCATGGGTGGACAACTTGTGGACGCGCGACGAGATCATTGCCAGGGTGCGCACCAAGTACCCGGAGGCGGTGGCCGATGATATCTTAACCAAGCTGCCTTAGTGAAACGGCGGCGGCCGGGTGACGGGTGACGGCCGCCGCCGTACTGTGACGGCAAACATGAGGAGGCTGCAATGACTAGCAATGACGTTGAACGCTTAGCGGACTTGTTGGAAAAGTTTGTTGATGATGACGACGACATGACTTGGACTGAGAAGCGTGACTTCATCATGGCCAACATCAGTGATAGCGGCAGAGTGAATTTGTTGGAGTTTGTTGCCTGGTTCACTGAGGATGAAGGCGGTGGCCAAGCCGCTTAATAGTGAAACGGTGGTGGCGCTTTTGCGCTGCCGCTGTAGTGCAGGGCTGACCGCCTGCGCCTGATGATCAGGTCGTCAAACAGTGGAGGTTGAATTTGATAATTATCCTTGATGATGAACGGCTGCGCCGCAAGTACCTGGCAATTGACGCTGACCAAGCAGAGTGGGAATGCATCCGTGAAAAGTTGCTGAACGTGATGATAGCTGCATCTGGTCAACCAATAGGGTTGACCAGCGCAACGCTGTCGGCACTGCTTGATGTGTTGCAGGACGAAGGGCAAATGAGTTTTGCCAAAGCCAAGGCGGCCATTGCCAAGGCGCTGCAATGCTTTCATGATCACCGCCTTATTGAAGGTTAGCCACCGCGGGACACCGACCTGGCGAGTGGGTGCGTCGGGTTACGCAATGAAAGGCGGCTTGCGGCTGCGGTCAGGCTAAGAGGCATGTTACCGTTCAAAGTCGCCGCCACCCACAACAACAACTAACGCTTGCTTGTTTGCTACCGGCGGCGGTGCTAATATACGCACCGCTGCCGTTTTATTTGGAGTTCAACACAAACACAAAGGTGTATCATGGCTAAAAAAGTGAAGGCAAAGTCCGCCGCGGTTGCTACCGCGGTGATTGATGACGGTGCGGATGGCGGCATACCCGCCTGGCTGCTGGTGGCCAACCGCCAGCCGCTGACCGCGGCCCAGGCGGCCAAGTGCGCGGCCTGGCTAGCCGGCGGCAAGGTTGCCGGCAACGGTGCTGACCGGGTGGACTGGCGCAAGCCAAGAAGCCTAAGTTGGGATGACTGGGACATGCACCTGGCTGCCCAGCAGCGGGCCACTGAGGCGAAAAAGGCTGAAAGGGTGGCTGCCCTACAGGCTTTGCCGCCAAAGCCGCCCAGTGCCCGCGCTATGCGCCGCAAGGCGGATGGCATGCTGGACGCCCACCACTTTGCCAAGGTGCTGGGCTGTGAGGCCAAGCTGGTGCGGCGTGCCCTGCGCACCACCAAGGCACTGGCCAAGCCTGACTTCGGCTGGTGCTTCAGCAAGGCGGATGAACCCAAGGTGCTGGCCGTGGTCAAGGCCTGGCTGGCCAAGCGTAACGGCGGTAACGCCGTTACAGGCAAGGCGAAAGGCAACGGCCGTGCGCATCATAAATCTTGAGGAACGGCGGCAGCGACAGGGCTCGCCGCAGGCAAATGAGGATACATTGCTGCAGGCGCAACTAACTGAGTTGCGCTTGCGCATCCTGCATCAGCGTATGATCAATATGCTATTGTTGCTGCGGCTGGCGGTGCGTGCCGCCTTGCTGCTGTTGATACTCAAACTGTTAGGAGGTTTGTGATGCTGCGCTATGGATTAGTTGATCCCAGTCAATGCAATGCCATACTGATTGAGGCCAGCAGCTTTGAAAGTGCTTTGCTGATGGTTGGCCTGAACCCTGGCAAGGTTGACCATGGCAATATCACGTCAGGGCTTAGCATCGTCGTGGATGAATTCAGCCTGAAGCAAACGCCACAGCGCTACTTTGCCATCGGCCAAGGTTTGTACGGCGGCCGTGCGCTGCTGTACGCGCATGACCGCGGCGGCAATACCGTCAGCCTGCGTGAGTTGCCCAGCATCTTTTGGTTCGGCAGTGACTACGCTGTGGAAATGGCCATCACCGCCGGCCAGGTGAAGCGGCCACAGTTTGCCGTCAACGGTGAAGTGTTTTGGGAATGGAGGCCAAAGTGATGAACTCATGCAATGAACCAACCCCTATGGAGTGTGTACCATGCGCAAGCATCCCCCGATGCTGCTGGATACCTGGCAAAAGATCATTGAACTTAAGCCAGGCATTGAACGTCACCTGAAGGCCGCCACGCCCACCGCGCGGCGGTTTGTGTTTGATGCGGAAGCCTGCGCCCATGTAGGTCACCTGTTGTATACGGCCGGTGACCTGGTGGCAGAGCAAATAGTGTTTGCCAAGCCGCCCTATGAAAACACCTACATTGAACTGATTGATGCCCGCGCGATGTTTGACGCCTGGCGACCGCCGACGCCAGGTCGGCTGCGTATCCCTGGCGACAGTCAATTGGGTCTGTTGTATACGGCTGACAATGGCCACCTGTTTTCATTCTGCGCCAATGACCAGGCCGGCAAATTCCCAAACACGCTCGGCATGTTTCAAACTGACATTGGCGTTGGTCAAACCACGCCGCTGCACCACCTGTGGGGTGACTTTGGCATGCGCAGTGCCTGGGGCATGAAGGCCAGCACTGACAAGGTGCGCCATGAGATCATCAAGCTGGCCTATTTGCTGGGCGGCATGCGGCAGCCGGACGGCACCATCGTCATGGTGCGTGCGGACTATGATTACTTCCTGGCCAACTACAACTTGACCACGCCTTTGGATTTGCCCAACGCTGACGGTGCGGTCAGCATCGGTGAGGCGGCCTTCCTTGGCGGCGGTGACTTGTTGATCGGTGCTGCTTGCCTGTTGCTGATACATGGGCACAAGCAGGGCGGGACCATACGCATTGACCAGGTGCCGCACCGCCAGGGCATTTGGCGCGGCAAGCGCAAGGTGTTTGCCAGCCATGGCGTGGTGTCAATCAAGCTGACTGAAAAACAAACAATCCGCCGGCTTGTGTTTGGTCACCGCAAATCACCTATACTGCATGACGTGATGGGCACGTGGGTGCACTACCACCGTGACCGGCACTGTGATCATGACTGGCATCGGCTAAGCGATGTTGATCATGAGCGCTACCAGTGCAGCAAATGCCCTACGTTGCGCAGTTGGCGTGCCGCCCATGCGCGCGGTGACGGCAGCAAAGGCATCAAGACAAAAATCTACAGCGTTACGGAATAATAGTTACCATCAAGTGGGTGGTATCCGCTCGGTGAGCGTGCGCGTCGGGTTTCAGAAAGGCAGCCTGTGGTCCACTTGGTGGTTCAAGGGACGACATACCATGCAAGGCTGTTAACGCACGCAAACAAACAAGGCAGGGAGGTAGTGACGGCCACGCGGAGGGCCGAACAACGGGAAGCGCAATGTGGCCCTGCCGTTGATAGGATGTACCATTCAATTGCGCAACTCCGCACCTTACAAACAAACAGTGGAGACTGAAACAACATGACTGTGAAAGTGAATGACCTTGATTTGTTGCATCTGTACATCAACGGTGTGATCAACCGTGCCAACTGCCATGCTCAGAATGTTGACGTGGTGGCGTTGCTGTTGGTCGGCTGCATCATCTGGCGTGCCAAGCCTGGCAGCTTTGAAGTGCGGCAGGCCAGCGGCGGCATGGGCAACATGCTTTGGTTCACCAGCAAGACCACCGGCCGCCGCTACTGCGTGGCCTACAACCATAACACGGAGCAAATAGAACTGCGTGATCGCAATATGACCGGCCAAGCGCTGCACGTGTTTTGCAATGCCACCTTGGCCACTGTGATCAAACAAACGTTTGCCGTTATTTGATGAATACCGCCAGCGACCTTTCACCCGGTGAGCGTGCGCGTCGGGCAACCAAGGCAGGCTGTGGACGCTGGCGGGTAGGTTTGCACACCATGGCCTGCCGTCGCACGCATTTACAACAAACAGAGGTACACCATGAAAGCTGAACTGAGAAGACTGCTTATTGTGTTGTTGGTATTGCTAGGCGGCGGCTGTGCCGCTGCCGCGGCGGACCAGCAGCGCAGCTACTATGACCGCAATGGCAGCTATGCCGGTCAGACGACCACCTACAACAACGGTCGCAACGTCAGTGTGTATGATCGTGACGGCCACTTCAGCGGCAGTGTCATCAGGCAAAGTGACGGCACTGAAAACTACTACGACAATCGCGGCAGCCTGGTAGGCACCAGCCGCGGAAAACGGTAGAGGGCTGGCACCGGTCACGCGTCGCTGGTCACTACAGGGGCAGGGTTGTTTGAAAACGGCAGCCCTGCCCGCTACTCTGAGGATAAAATATGCTTGCTTATGGTTAGTTGATGCCTTAAGTAAGCAAACAGCCCAGCAATGGGCACCTAGCAAACTGTGGAGAAATACACCATGAGAATGATTGATACTGATACCACCACCAGCAACATCACTGATGCGGCTGACACCGGCAACAACACCGTCACTGAGGCCAAGCCACCGCGCAAGACCAAGAAGACTAAAGCGGCTGCGGAGGGTGAGGCGGGTGAGGCGGCTGCTGACAAGCCATCGCCTGCCCCGCGCAAGCGCAAGGCGGCGGCGGCTGATGAAGCTGCGGCCAAGGGCAAAGCGCGCAAGGCCAAGGGCGGCGGCAAGGCGGCCAAGGCGGCCAAGGCCGGCAAGCGCAAGGCGGCTGCCGGCAACGGTGACGGCCGCCTGGCGCTGGATGAAACGCGCAAGGACAAAGTGGCAGCGTCATTGCGCATCCGTGCCGGTACGCCGCGGGCGATCATTGTTGAAGCGCTGGCGGCCAAGGGCGGTGCTTTGATCAGCGGTGAGACCCTGGGCAAACGTGCAGGCGTTGACTGGTCAACCAAACAGGTTGGCGCGTTCATCACTACGCGTATTCCGTACAAGTCAAACAAGTACGCGTTGAACTATGAGGTTATCAACGATGGCAAAGGCAACTATGGACTTAAAGTCAGGTAACACCGGCAAGGTTGAGCGTTACAGTCCAGCCGAAGTGCGGTTGTTTGAATTGCTGAACAAAAGCGGCAAACCAATCAGCAGCACTGACCTGATGGAAAAGTTCTTCAAGGGCCGGAAAGAAAAAGACATACCGGTCAACGGCCGCACCAGCATGAATGTTTCACTGAAACGTTTGATGCTGAAACTTGACCGCAACCGCGAGCCTTATCAGGTAGTACAGGTACGCACAAAGGGCCTAGCAATCCAATGGCTGATACAACCACGGCAAAAGCGGCAACGTACCATGACGCGCAAGGTGACGGCGGCAGTCGCCGCTACCTGAGCAAGCTGCCGCCACGGCAGCCGCAGGCTGATGCGCTGGAAAAAATGCGTGGCAAAGGTGCCTTTGCCCTGCTGATGGCCATGCGCACCGGCAAGACCAAGGTGGCCTTGGATGACTTTGGCCGCCTTGAACTGACAGGCCAGGTGCGTGACTTGCTGGTCATTGCACCTGGCGGTGTTTACAAGACCTGGGCCAAGGCCTGGGTTGATCACGTCAGCACTGACTTGCAGTCACGTGCCGCCATCCATGTGTGGGAGGCCGGAGGACGCACCACGCTGACCGCCAAGGCCGCCCAGGCGGCCTGGCTGGCCCATGTAGGGCCGCGCGTGCTGCTGATGAACGTTGAAGCACTCAGCACCGTGAAGGACGCGCGTGAACTGTGTGAGGCTTTTGCGGACAGCCGCGGCGCATGCATGGTCATTATTGATGAAAGCACCTGCATCAAAAATCCCAAGGCCTTGCGCAGCAAATGGATAGTTGAAACACTGGCACCGCTGACCAAGGTGCGCCGGATACTTAGCGGGCTGCCTACACCGCGCAGCCCTTTGGACATTTACATGCAGTTCCGTTTCCTAAATCCATACATCATAGGCATACGCAACTATTACGCCTTCAAGCACCGTTACGCCATTGTGCGGTCACAGCGCATTGGCGGCCGGATGATTGAACTTGTCGTGGGTTATCAAAATCAGGATGAGTTGCGCAAAAAGATTGAGGACTACAGCCACAGGGTTGAATTCAGACCAAACATACCTAGCACCTACACCATTGATGAAATCAAAATGACGCCGCAGCAACAGGTGGCCTACGCCAAGATGAAGGCGGTAGGCACCTTTGAGATTGCCAACGCGCAACATGTGACGGCCACCATCGTTATCACTCAAATACTGAAGCTGCACCAAATACTGTGCGGCTTTGTGAAGGACGAGGACGGTACATTGCATACGCTGCCTGAGTACCGCACCGCGCGCCTGCTTGAAGTGCTGGACAAAGGCGGCACCAAGGCGGTCATCTGGTGCAGTTACGATTACAACGTGCAACAGGTCAGTGCCAAGCTGGCCAAGGAGTACGGGGAGTTTTCGGTAGCGCGTTTCTGGGGCGGCAACGTGCGCACCCGTGAGGAGGAGGAGCGCAGGTTTTTGAATGATGCAAACTGCCAGTTCATGGTGGCCACGCCCAATGCCGGTGGCAAGGGCCGCACCTGGTCATGCGCTGACCTGGTGGTGTACTATTCATCAACAAATGATTTGGAGTTGCGTGACCAGTCAGAGCAGCGCGTGCAGGGCGTTGAGAAAACCAGGCAGGTTGATTATTACGACCTGATCGTGCCTGGCACTGTAGAAAGCAAAATCCTGCATGCCCTGCGCAACAAGATGAACCTGGCGGCCAGCATCACAGGTGCCAACTGGCGGGACTGGGTGGTGTGAAGGCTACTCAGCAGCCACCTGCTGCGGCTGATTGATGCCGGTGTTGTTGTCATCAAACTGGTTGTTGTAGCCGCCGCCTGGCGTGCCGTGGTCGTCGTCAATGCTGCCGAGCAGCCGCACGTTGCTGATGTTGATCATGCGGAAGTGGGGCGTCATCCGCCCTTTGATGGCATACAGAGCCTTGCCCACCGCACCGTGCTCCAACATTGGCGTGGCCAGCCTGGTGTAGTTGAAGCGGTCAATGTGGCAAAGTATTTGGTCCGTATCATCAACAATAAATAGATTGCAGGCCATGTGCGGCACGTCATCCGGGTAACGCCTGCCACCGCGCTTGGCCACGTTCAATGCTTCATTCAAATCCTTTGGTGCCAGCTTCTTGAGCACGCCGATGATCACCAGTTCATAATTGTCACCGTTGATCTGCGCCTGTTTGATCAGCGTGTGCGGCGTGAATATCTTTTGCGCCGGTAAATCTATTTTGGCGATGGCATCCGCAATCGGGTACAGGCTGCCGATGGCAGTTTGCGCATTTTGCAGCTTGGCCATGACGCCAGGTTTCAACGGTGGGCCGCCTGGCGTGCGTGCGGCGATGATTTTGTTCAGGGCGGCAGGGCCAATGCCTTTGATCGCAGTGAGTGGTCCCAGCAGCTTGTTGGTGCCGTGGGGCTGCCACCTGGTGCCGCTGTGCTCAGCGTCAACCGGCACGTAGTCAATGCCTTCCGCCGCGAGCTCACGCAACAGGGCAAGCTGCCTTATGGGATCACGTTCATAGTCTAGCGTGGCGGCGGCAAAAGCGAGCGGGTGATGCGCCTTCAACCAGCAGCACCAATAGCTGATCAAACCGTAGGCCACCGCGTGGCTGCGGTTGAATGACCAGTTGCCGAAGGTGCACATGCTGCGCCAGAAGCTATCAGCAATCATTTGCGGCACGCCCTTGGCCACGGCTGCGGCTTTCCATTTATCACCGAAGGTGTCAAAGTAATCTTGGCCCATAGACTTTGACATGGCCTTGCGCAAGGCAGTCACGTCCGCCCAACTAAGGTCACCCACCATGCGGCCGATTTGCATTATTTGTTCTTGAAACACGATCACACCGTAGGTGTCTGACAGGTGTTGTTCAAACACCGGGTGTGGGTAGGTGACCGGTTCGGTGCCGCTGCGGCGCATGATCCAGGTGGTGGCACCGCCGCCGCCGATCGGGCCAGGGCGGCCCAGTGCGCCGATGGCCACCACGTCATTGAAATTGTCAATGTGCACCTGCTTGGCCAGGCTTTGCACGGCAATGCCCTGGAATTGAAAGATGCCGGCAAAGTGCTGATTGTTGAGCACGTCAAAAGCAGCTTTGTCATCCAATGGTATTTGCTCGAGGAATACGGCCGTCTGTGGTTGATTGATCAATTCTAAAGTGCGGCCGAACACGCTTAGCTGCGTCAAGCCCAGCGCATCAATCTTGAGCAAGCCAAAAGTGTCAACGTCACGCTTGTCACACATGGCCACACCGTTGCGCTGGTCAATGGCCACGTAGTGCGCAATGGGTTCATTGGTCAGCAGGATGCCGGCGGCATGCTGACCGGCACCGCTGGGATGCGCTTCCATGCGCTCGGCGATGGCCAAGCTGGGAAATTCTTCCTTCAACTGCTGGCCGGCCTTGGTGCTGCGCAAAGTTTCCGCCAAGGCTTCATTGGCCCGCGCGTCACCGCTGGTGCGCTCAATCATAACGTCCAGCACCTTATCAATCATGAAGTTTGGGATGCGCAACGCGGTGGCCGCCGCCTTCAAGGCACTGCGTGCTTTGAAGTGATTGACGTTGCCGAGCCTGGCCATGCGCTCAGCGCCGTACAACTCCGCCGCATGGGCGAACACCAGGTGACGCTTGTCATCCTGGAAGTCAATGTCAATGTCAGGCAAGTCATTACGCGTCACGTCAATGAAGCGTTCAAACAACAGGCCATGCGGGATCGGGTCAACCGCGGTGATGTTGAGCAAATAACAAACCAGGCTGCCGCAACTGCTGCCGCGGGCAGGGCCGACCACCATGTGCTGGCGTGCCCAGTTCACCAGTTCACCCACGATGTAAAAGTAATCCTCAAAGGCCTTTTCAGCGATCATGGCGAGCTCGCGGGCCAGCCTGGCGCGGTATTGCGGCCGGGTGAGATCACAGCCCTTGGCGGCTGCCCCTGCCTCACACAGGGCACGCAGGGTGGCAGGGCGGTGGGGCTGCAGCAGGCTGGCCTTGGGCAGCGTGGCGTGGCACAGGGCCAGGGCCGCACCTTGGGCCGCCTGGGCGGCATCTAACGCACCAGCGGGCACGCCAAGGCGACTGCGCAGGGTGCTGGCCCACTCGTCGGGTGCCAGCAGGTGCTGCGGCCAGGTTTGCACGCTGGCGTGCCGACCCAAGGTGCACCTGTAGAATTCCTTGTCAGCCGCTTGGGTGTACACGTTGTCGCTACAGGCCATGAAACGGTAGCCGGCATCCACCGCCTGGTTGTACAGGCCTTTGGGCAGGCTTGGGCTGAGTGGCAGCCACAGGTAAGGCGTGAGTGGGTCACACTGGCTTAGCTGCACGCGTTCACCGGCCAGCTTGATGACGCCTGTTGCTTGTTGCGCCTCCGCATAGGTCAGGTGGGCCGGCTGGCGGCGGGTGGCCTGCGCCACCAGGCTGTAGATTGTTGCAATGTCATTGATGGCAAAGAACGTCCACCAGTCAGTGCCGATGCCGTCACTCACCGGCAGTTCAATGCCGTACACCGGCTGCAAATTTGCGGCCTGCGTCAGCTTGGTCCATGAAGCAAATGCAAAAGCACTGAGGCGGTCACTGATCGGCGCATGGCCGGCATAGTCTATTTGTTGTAGCCTGGTGATCACTTCCGGCAGGTGACCCACAGCGTGGTGGAATGAGTAACCGGTGCGGACGCGCATTGTTTGTTATCCCTTTGATTGCAGCAGTACGCGCAAGGTGCGTTCGGCTTCGTCGGCTTGCAGCCAGGCTTCCTGTACGCGTTTCTCTGTGCCCATTTCAAAACTGAATTCAGTGTCCAGCTTCACGGCGGTGTGCAGTTTAGCTTTGAACTGCGCCAGCGCTTTGTTGATTTCAGCGGATAGCGTCATATCACACCTTGTTGATACAGCTTGGCGCAGCAGCGTATCAAGGCGGTGGTGTCAGCCTTGGCGCGGTGCGGCGTGAACTTCTCATTGAACAGCATGGCATATAAGTTGGTTAAGGTCAGCCGTTCACTGCGCAGGTAGGCGGTGGCCTCCACGGTGCATATGCCGGGCGGCCACTTGATTTGGTAATTTTGCCGGGTGGCGGCAATGTCCATGACTTCCTCGTCGTAGTGCAGGTTGTGCGCAATCACCAGCGGTGCGCGTTCAATCAGTTCAAACATCTGGTTGGCGACTTGTTGTAGCGGCGGTGCGTCAGCCAGCATGGCATTGGTGATGCCGGTGATCTTAGCGATGTTTTGTTTACCTTCTTTATATTCATTGATCATGCGGTCCGGCTTGATCAGCAGCTCGAGCTCTTCAATGATTTTGAAATCACCGGTTTGTTTGTTGAACGTGCAGCGTGCTCCGTAAAATTCAATGATCTCCGGCAAGCTGGTTTTCTTGACCAGCCTGCTGCTGACCAGGCCGGTGGTTTCAGTGTCAAACACTAACGCTTCCATATTACACATTCGCCTCTATTCATGACTTCCACAGCACACGCAGTTTGATGTTGCGTTTGGTCTTGTAGGCCGCCAGGTGCGCGATATAGGTCAATTCACGCAAGGCTATTGCTTCTTTGCTGCCTTTGATTTTGACGTAGCCATAGGTGAACGGCATCCACTTATACAGGGGCAGTATTTGCGGCAGCAGGAGTTCGTCATGCGCCAAATACATGATGTAGCCTGGCGGTGGCTTGTGTTTGCGGCGGTGGTGTTTCATTTGCCGTCTCGTTTATTAAGAGCGCGCACGCTAGTGCTCATTTGACAGTGGGGCAAGCGCAGCACCGCAAACGTAGCCAAGCGCGGCCACAACGTCATTTGTTGTTGTTGTCATTAGTCAACTCCTTCACGCTGCATCATGAGGAGCATGGTTTCCCAGTAGTACAGCCATTGCATCCGGCTGTACCAGGTGGGCCGGTTGACGCGTTGGCCACCGGCTATGATTACGTAGTCCATGTCTAGTTGTTCAATCATGATCATGGCCTTTAGCATGCCTTGATAGTCTCCTTGCGCAGTGGGCTGTCAGTTAACAGCACAGCGGTTGGTGTTGGTGTTGGTGTTTTCTCCTGGTCGGTGGCGTGCAGCATGGCGGCATAGACTGTGGCGTCCAGGGTGCTGTCCATGTGCGGTGTTTGGAAGTTGTTGGCGTAGCGGCCCAGCTTGGCCACCATCTGTGAGTACAAATAGAACCTGGTGAAGTCATCAGCGGTGTTGAGCGTTAAACCTTTTGGGAACAGGGCAGCCAAGGCGGCACCGACGCGCGGCGCATTGTCACCGTAAATAGGTTGCCGCTGCTTGAAGGTGGCGGCAGCGGTCGTAAGTACTTCAGCCGTATTGCGCATAGTCCTTTCTCCGGATCAGCTTGATGCTGATTTTGCCCATTTGATGGATGCGGTAGTGATAGGTGCGGCCGTATTGCGGGCTGCCCTTTTCATGAAAGTGCTTGGCGCTGTGATAAAAGGTGCGCGTTTCCTGCACCAATGGACAGTCCGGCAAGTCTGGCCATGGTTCATTGTGCGCCAGGTGCAAACCTACATGGCTGATAAAAATATCGTCAGTGGAATTGTTTTGCAGCCAGTGCGGACCTTCAGTGAAGCGCATGATCTCAATTTGAAAGTTGTTGTTGGTGATGTGAAATTGGAGCTCGGCCTTGGCCGCCTGCCAGGTGGGATTGGGCGGCAGCAAGTTGTGCATGTTGACATTGTCCATCAACCATGACGTGGGGCTGGGCAGGTGCAGCAATTGTTTGATGGCATCCGCCTGATGTACGGTGCTGCAGTAGAAGCAAAGCTGGTCAAGGTGCGGCATGGTCGGGGCCTCCATAAGGAATGATGCAGCCATGCAAGTATTTATGCCGATACTTTTCAGTCAGCAGCCACGCCACAAACTCAGCAACAACTTCTACAGGAGTCTCCTCGCCGATGGGTAAGGCCTTCAGTTGTTTCTTGCGGGTTTTCTTTTTGGACCAGCCGCGCACCTTGGCCACTTGCTCAGCAGTGTAAGCCGCCATGCTGGTGCCGGCAAGTTTATTAGGACTGACGCCGAACACCGTGATCCCGTATTTAGGGAATAGTTCATGCGCCAATTGGCGCGTCAGCATGTAGGCCGCGGCTTTTGACGTGCAGTAGGCGGTGGTGGCAGTCATCGGTATGTGACTGGCGTTGGACAAGATATTGCACACCGTGCCGCCGGTGGCGGTCAGGTTTGGCAGCAGCGCTTTGGTGCAGTTGTAGATGCCGGCGGTGTTGACGCGGAGGCAGGTGGTGAAGTCTTTTTCTTTCAGCATTTCAAACCATTCAATGTAATTGACGCCTGCCGCGTTCACCAACAGGTCAATGGGGCCGAGCAGGCGGGCGGTGTTCATTGTTTGCACCAGGTCACCAACGTCATTGCAGTAGGGTTCTTGTATGTCCCATATGTCCACGTTGTGGCCGGCACTGGTCAAGTGCTTGCGGATGGCCTGGCCCAGGCCGCTGGCACCGCCGGTCACTATTGCTTTCATTGTTGTGACTGCAAGGCCTGCCAGCCTTGCTCCCTGTAGGCGTTGATCACGTCACTGCGGCTGTCAATTAGTAGGAGTGGAGCCTGGTGCAGCAGGAAGCGTTTCACGATGTGCACCTTGTACTCAGGTGCGCTGGCGTAGTCGTCGTCGTTGCGCATGAACACGTTGCTGGCCATCACGTCATGTTTGAGCAACCAAGCCAAGGTGAGTTGTCGCCAGCGCTCGGCACGGCTGGTCAAACAAATAGTCAGCCAGCCGGCGGCATGCGCGGCGTTGAGCATGGCAATGGCGTTCAGGAGTGGCGGGTCATCATTGGCGGATGAGTTGCGCAAGTCATAGTCGCTGATGGTCGTGCGCCAGGCGTCATTCGCCAAGGTGCCGTCAATGTCAGTGACTAAAATGTTGGGCATTGCTGTACCACCGTTCTAGTGTTTGTATGTGACTGTTTTGCAGGCCGGTGAACTGGCAGATGCGCCAGAATGCCATCCAGCGGCTGCGTGATATGTTGATGGGGCGCTCCATTGCCGTTGTTGTACCGTCACGGCAATGCACAAAGGCGTTGTCGTAATTAAACTTGATGTGCATTGATTGTGATTGGCTATTCATGTTGTTTGTACACCTGTTGGCGTCATGCGCACGCTGGCATGCGCTGGTGGTTTGTTTGCCGCAGTAGCGGCAGCGCATTATTGCCGTTGCTCCGGTTGTATCAGTTTGATGTTGTTGGTAATGGCCAGGCGGATGACGTGTGCCGTGCCACGGCCGCCTGGGAACGCCACCACCAGGTCAGGCTGACCTTCCTGGATCATTTGCATGTTGCGCCAAGGGCCGGCCTTGCGGCCGTGCGCCTGCCAGTCGGCTTTGAATACTACAGTGGAAACATTACGCAGGGCGGCCCACTTGCCGGCCAAGGCGTCAGCACCGGTAGCACCGCCATGCAGGATGGCGGTGATGGGCGTTTCAACGTGAATAGCGTCCAGCGTGCGGACGACCGTGTTATGGTCAAAGTAGTGACGGCCGCCGCACACCAGCACGCGCATCAGGTTGGTGCCTTTTTGATTTCGCTGAGCACCTTGCTGACGTATTTGCGGTTGACGCCCAGCCGTTCGGCGATGATGCTGGGCGGCAGCTTGTATTTGCGCGTCAAGTCAATGATCTTGGCGCGCAGTATGCGTTCTTGCAGTTTGTCACGTTGTGCCATGTTAGTTACAGGCTGCTGCGTTGTCATCCGGATCAATGATGCGCATTTCATTCAGTGGACGCAGCATTGCCACATACCAACTGATGCCTTCGTAATGCACATTTGTCAGCTTTTTAGTTGGTGCCATTCGCGCTTCACTTAAGTGTTTATTGTAGATGCATACAATGTGCATTGCAATCGGTAGCGGTTGTTTGGCCGGATGCAAATCACCACCAGGTAAACGCCTTACGTCAGCCAGCCATGCTTGTGGTGACTTACGTTCAAGAATTTCTTCAAGACGGTTGAAGTCAATTGGACTGCAATATTTGCAGATCAATGCAATTGCTTGATACATGGCACCAGTGACTTTGCGCTTGTCACCTGACGTGCGCCACATGTTGGTCATTTGCAATACTTGTTCCAGGTATTGAGACCGGAACATGATCTTGAATGGCTTCACTGCTGGTATGTCATAATAGGTAGTGAAACCATATTTCTCACACAACGTCCAAAGTGCCACGGACTCCTTTTCACCGCCGGTCACTTCAGCACGCAAATAATCATAATGATTAAGTGATTTACGGTCACGGTTGAGTTCTCGGTACAGTTTGGTTTCTTCTTCAATGGTCAAACCTTGATACACTTGACACTCCAATGGATAATTAGGCATGCCCAAAATAGTTTTGATCATGTACAAGCGACCGGCACCATCCAGCACCCAATAAGTGCCGTCAGCACGTTTACTAACAACCAACACTTTCAACTTATCAGGGTTGAATTTTGTGGACAGCCGCTTCAACAGCGCATGACGCATTGATGGCGGACGTTGATATCTTTTATCAATATCAATATCCTTAGCTTCCAACGTCATTAGTGTGGTCTTTTTTGTAGGATAGTCTGATGTTGGCATCACGATTGCCGCCTTTGCTTTTTTGGTCACCTTTGTCACCTTTGTCACCTTTGTCACCTTGGCCGGTTGCTTATGAGTTGTTGTAGTTCTACGCTTAAGCATGATATGTGATCCTTCACATTAGGGGTTGATGTGGCTTTAGCCACATTGCGGCCATTAGCATATTTGCCTTCAAAAGCAAACAAGCAAATATCCCCTATTTGATAACTGCCTCTAGATCATCAGCCGCCTGGCGTAGTTGCTGCACCCATTGTTTGGTTTCGGCCTTTGACAGGTTGCGCTTGACGATGGCCAGCACCAGGCCGCCGCTGACGTAGTTGATGGCGTGGTGTATCTTGTTCAACTTATTCAACGTCGCGGCTGAACGTTGCGGCTGGGCGGTGTTTGTTGTCATTGAACAAATGCTCCCCGAGCTCTATAAGGTTGCGCGCGTGGCCGGCCACCGCACCCTGCAGCATGACGTTCAAGCCATGGCCCTGCCCGCTGTAGGTTATGATCCGTTTGTTGCTGGCCAGGGCATAGCCTATTTCAATATGAGTGCCTGGGTCACGGTCGTCTATGACGGCTATCACATGGGTGCACCAGGCCAGCCGCAGAATGTTTTTTTCATAGATCAGCTTGGCGGCAGCCTGGCGGTTTTCCGGGCTGATGTGTATCAGTGTGCCTTCCATGCGCGGGCTGTAGAAGTCAACGTGTTTGACGCACAGCCAGGTTTCCAGCCTTTCAATGGTTTCTATTTGTTGTTCATTGAAGAACGGTCCGGCGAGGTATACTTTCATGACTGTGATCTCTGAATGATGTTGTCAGCTTCCTTCAACAGGTCACCATTCCAGTCATCAGTGTAGGCTTTGATTTCAGCCACCAGTTCCTGCAGGGTGGCCAACAGGGCGGGTGCAGCGGCAATCAAACAGGCGTCCTCTTTGGTTTCACAGGTGGCCACGTGGCCATCCGGGCTGACTACATCAGTGCCGTTGGGTTCAATTGTCCATGGACTTTTTGATATTGTCATAGCGGTAGTGCCCTCCACCAGTCTGGTTTGTTTTTCATGTGAGTGGCAATCGCCGGCAGCCAGTTTGCCGCGGACTGATTGTTCAGCTTCAAATATAAGGGGCAGGGCGGGTTCGGGTCCAAGCCGGCCATGCGCTGCACATTGTCAGTGCCATAGGGGCAACAGCCGCTGCCGCTACAGGGCAATGTTTGCTCATTGAAATAAACGGTGATCGGCTTCCACAGGTCAGCCTGGGCAATCCAGCAATTGCGCTTGCTGATGATCTCGTGCCAGATGGCGTCCGTGGCGCACAACTCCATGTAAATGGTCGTGTTGAGATCATACTGCGGCAAGGCGTCATGACGCAGCAGGCTGAACAAGTTGTCAATGAAGTGCAGCGGCCGGTGACGCACCAGTTGCGCACGCAGCATCAACGGCACCTTGGCGTAGATGATAGACCAGCCGCTGCCGAACTTGGCCCTGTGGGTGTCACCGTTTAGTTGTTGTTCATACAAGTATTTGTCCAACTGGTAGTTAAGGCGGTGAGTGGTGAAACTGCGCATGGCTTCTGCAATTGCCTGCCAGCGTTGGCGGTAGCGCGCGAATTTAGCGGCCAGGTACTCAAAATAAAGGGCCAGCTTGATCAAATCACGCAGGCTGACGCGCGCCACCCAACTGGTGTGGGCAAATATGGGCAGCTTGGCACGCCAGGTGTCCTGCGGCTTGCCGTGCTGTTTGGCCTTGGCCATTGATTGGCGGATGGTGGCTGTCGGTATTTTTTCAGCGTACTCCACAGGCACGGTGAACTTGGTCGGATCGTCCACGCGGCTGGTGCGCGCCCACATGACGTGGTTGCGTGGCGTGGCTATGATCTCACGTTCAAGGATAGTGAAATCCTCAAACAACAATATGTAGCTGGGCAGTTCATTGACCGGGGCGTCCACCGCCAGCACTTCTTCCAATGGCGTTGGTTGTTGTTGATTGGGCCGGCTGAGTTGCCAGGCCTCCTGTGCCACTACGGGTGGCATTTCATCCAACTTTGTCAGCTTCATGGAATGTATCCGTTTGATTGTTGACCGCAACCATGTCCAGGATTTTCATCAGGTTGCTGATGATTGTTTGCAGGTAGAACCTTTGCTCAGCATTGAAGTCATGCAGGCTGGCCAGGTGCTCACGCAAAGCCGGCAGGTAGCCTTGTTGCTGTAGCCGCAGGGCAATCTTGACCAGAGTGCAATTGCCCCGCTGTAGGCATTCGTCCCACAGCTTGTACACGATGGCGGCTTTGTCCATCAGGTCAACGACAAAGCCAACGCGGCCATGCTTGGCCTCCGCATGGTCACGCAGCACCAGTTGACTTACAGGGGTGGGCAGCAGCAACTCATTCAAGACTTCCTTGATAGCTATCAGCTTCAGGCGTGAGAACATGTTGATGGTTTCATTGCTGTGATATTTGGTAGGGCGCGCAATGTCACCAATGTGGGGCTCCTCGAGATCATGCACAGTGGCGCGGGCCAGCAGGCTGTGCATGTTGATGCGTTCATTTGGCGTGGTGGCTACGCTGTTGAGCTCCAAGCCCACCAGGTAGCAGCCCAAGGTGACAAAGCCGGTATGTTGCAGGACGTTTTCCGGTGCAGTCAGGCGGCACTGACTGAAGCGTGCAAGGCTGGCCATGGCTTGTGCCAGACCAAAAAATCTGAGCAGGTCCATGATGAAGGTCCATTGTTTTGTTTGTTAGTTGTTTTGTTAGTTGGTGCAGCCCGCGCTGGGCGGCTTGCGGCTTGTGACAATGGCCAAACGGTGGAGTAAAAACCATTGACCCAGCACTGCACCGGGCAGTGACGTTACATTGCTTCGTCGTCGCCGTCACCGCCTTGTTGTTGCTGGTCGTTGTGGGTGTCTAGTTCAGCGGTTTTTGTTTCATCCAAGAAAGCGTCATGCAGTGCGCTGCCAAGTTCATAGGCTTTGATGCAGTCATGCACGATAACCTCCGCATCAGGGTTGGCTTTGCCGGTATTCAAATCGGCCAGCCGTATGACCGGACCAAATTCTATTTGATACCACTCACCGAAGTTGTTTTTCTTAATGCGGGTGGTCAACCGGTACAGGCCGCTGAAGGCCGCCGGTATGATGCCGTTCACCATGCGCTTCATGGCGGTGTTCCAACTGCGCGCCACGGTGTGGCCGGTGCCGCTGAAGTTGATCACCAGCGGTGTGGCAGTGCCATCCTCCCACACATGGCCTGGCACGTAGCGGGTCAACTGTAGGTCATTCTTGCCCATGCGGTAGGCCTGGGGACGCCTGCCTTCCCTGGGCTTGGGCGTTGCGCCAGGCGGTGGCAAATCATCGCGTGTGGCCTTGTGGCGGTCAGCAAAGCCGCCGCCCTGGTCACGCGGCACCCATTCAACCCATTCCATGTACATCAAGCTGGGCTGAAAGTAGAGGCCAGCCTCACCGTCAATCACAGGTTCAGGCAGGCTGGGTGCGTAGAAGTCACCCGCGGTGGCACCTTCAATGTAGGCTGCATTCTTTAGCAGCACCTGTGGGCTTAGGGCTTGCAGCACCGTCAGGCGCGGCACGATGTTGTCTTGCGCACGGGTGCTGACGCCTTTGCCGGCATCGCCGCGCATTTTGTCCAACAGGGCTTGTTCTTGCGCGGTGGGGACCGCCGGCAGTTGGGGCTTGGTGGTTGTTACAGTTGTGGCTTTGATTGGTGATGTTGCCGCTGGTGCTTTTGTTTGTTGATGCTGCTGTTTAGCCATCGCGTTGCTCCTTCAATGTGACTGCCATCCCTATGGTGGCACCCAGTATGTCAAGTTGGGTTTGGGTTAGGCTGTCGCCGCCTTCATAGTGATTGCGGATGGCGGCCGTCAGAGTTGACCAGGGCACGCCCTGGCGCTGGGTGATGCGTTCTGCCTTGACCAGCTTGGCTAAGGCTAAGGCAAACTGTTTGGTTTCCTTGTGCTCATTCCGTTTGAAGTGCACTTCAAATATTGTCTTGATCAGGTCACCCAGGTCAAGCGTTTCAAGCAAGTCAAAGGCTGCCTGTTGCCTTTCCTTGGGCCACTCGGCGCTGATGTTGGCTTTGTAGTAAGGGTTCAATGTGGCCTTGTAGGCCGGCAGATTGCCATCCTGCGGTATGGCCACGATGGTGACGCCTGCGTTGTTGAACATGTCAGGCAGTATGGTGTGCTCTAGGTCAAAGCGCTTGCGCTTGTGCTCACTGAGACGCTCCTCCAAGGACTTTATTTGTAGGTCCAGGTCGCGCTTTTCGCGCACGGCGTCACGCAGTTGGTCAAGTTTGTCAGTCATATATTGTCAGGTCATCTATTGGCGCGGTGGCGGCATGTTGGCGCAGTATGGCGATGGCTTGATAGGCCTCCGCCTTGGTGGCATATTGCCTGCTGATTGCCAGCATGCTGGCGTTAGGTACCTTGAACCAGACCTGATAGCCGTCAGGCGTTTTTGTGATTTCAAAACAGTAAACTAGTTTGTTAGTTGTTGTCATTGTTGGTGCTCCGTTGTAGTTTTTTGCGGCAGGCAGTGATGACCTTGGCCAGCATTTTACCGGCACCTGGCGCATCGACCTGCGGAGCAAGCGCGATCAGTTCAGCGGTCAGTGCCATTAAGGCAATTGACAGGTCACTGTGGGCGTCGCGTGGCCGCAGGTCCGCGGCCTGGTAGGTGACGATAGTGTCCTTTATCACCTGGCGCAGGCGTTCATCAATGCGCCTGGCCAGGTCTATTTGTAGTTGGCTGCGTGGTTCAGGTAAGGACGTCAGCATCGGGTTCATCCTTTTCATGCTGATTGCTGCGGCGGTAGGCATGAATGATCATTTGCAAGTAGTTGCGGCGGTTGGGTGCCATCAAGCTAAACTTGCCGAATTCCCAGGTCAAATCCTGCAGGTATTGAATGACTTGCTTGGGCTTCTTTGTCATCATGTTGGCGCTGTCAGTGAAATCCCAGCCGCTATTCAACAGGGCCTTGGCACCGCAACGGTACTCAATTTCATCGTCTATGACCTGTTGCAATGTTTCTTCAACTGCCTGGCGGCTGGCCTTGCTGATGATTTTGATTGGCGGCGGCGGCTGTTTATTTGTTGTTGTTGGTTGTGGTGTTGCACCATTGAAAGCGACAGCCAGCACTTCACCCAAGGTTACTTCAGTTTCATCATCGTCAGGGTCATGATTGAGTTGCCGGCACAGCTTGCGGTGCAGCCATGGGCCGCTGAGTGTGCCTTCTTCTTCCCATTCATCAAATATTTGTATTAGTTGTTCGCGCATGGTCAAGACTCCTTGTTTGCGCGCGGTGCGCATTGTTGATCCTATTGAAAAGGTTTGGCAGCGGCCTCGGTCGGGGAGTATAATGCCGGGTGGCGCACAAAGCAAGCGCATTTTTTTTGCAACTGCGTGCTTGCTTTACAGCGGTAATGCGGGAGGGTGAGATGACAAACAAGCAAGCTGGCGGCAGGCCACCGTTCATCCGTCTGGTCATCCCCAAGGGCGACCCTGACCTGACCAACAAGGTGGCGCGCAATTACATCATGTGCGGCTGGCAGGTGGTGTCATGGCCGCTGGGGACCAAGGGTGACAATACCAAATGGGCTGAAGTTGAAATCAATCTGAGCAACGTTGATCAGTACTTCCCAAAAGGCATGCGCAAGAACATCGGCGTGCGCCTGGGTGCGTTTGGCTTGGCTGACGGTGACCTTGACTGCAAGGAAGCGGTGTTGCTGGCTGAGCATTTCATGCTGGCCACTGATGCAATATTTGGTAGGCGCGGCAAGCCGCGGTCACACTGGCTTTATTATGCGCCGGACGCCGTCGGCCTGCCCAAGGCGGTGCTGCGCTTTGAAGACGAGGACAAAGGCTGTTTGTTGGAGTTGCGCTGGGGCACTGGCGGCCGTGCAATACAAACAATATTTCCAGGCTCAGTGCATGAAAGCGGTGAAGAAATTGAATGGTCAAACAACGGTGAACCTGCGGAAGTAATGTACGGCACCCTGCTGAAGGCCGCCCGCCACCTGGCGGCGGCCTGTTTGCTGCTGCGCGGCTGGCCTACCATGAAGGGCGGCCGGCACGAGTGCGCGTTTATTACAGGGGCATTTCTTGCAAGGGCCGGACTAAGTTTGGAGGAAATTGAATACATGGTGCGGGTGGTAGCCACCGCTGCCGGCGACGATGAAGTGCATGACCGCTGGCAGGCCGCCAGATCAAGCGCTGAGAACACGCTTGCTGGGCAGCAGACCTACGGCATGCCCAAGATGATTGAGCAATACGGTGAAGGGCGGGTCAAAGCGCTGGCCAAGATACTTGAGTACAAGACCGTTGATGAAGATGACACCTTGGAACGTTGCAATGAAAAATGGTGCGTAGTTAAGTTTGGCGGAAGTGTATTTGTAGTTGAGCGTGCTATGAATGAAATGACCAATCAGATGGGCATTGAACTACTGCGTCCCAGGGAATTCACTGCCCTGTATGACAACAAGCGCGTCGGCAAGAAAGGTCTGGCTACCTGGTGGTTCAAGCATCCGGAGCGCAAGCAATATACTGGGTTGTGCTTTGAGCCAGGGCAGCCGCGCGTGATTGGTGGTCATTTCAATTTATGGCGTGAGTGGGGCGTAGCACCGGCACCCGGTGATTGGTCACTGATGCGCCAGCACATCAAGGATGTAATAGCTGACGGCAATGCAGCCTATGAAACGTATATTGTGCGGTGGTTAGCTTGGACATTTCAAAACCCAGGCAAACAGGCGGAGGTCGCCCTGGTGTTACAGGGTGGCAAAGGTGCCGGCAAAGGCGTATTCGCGCTTGCGATCAAGCGAGCGTTCGGGGATCACGGTAGACACATATCAACGCCGGATCACTTGACGGGCAAATTCAATATGCACCTGAGTGATTGTGCCTTGTTGTTTGCTGATGAAGCCTGGTGGCCTGGTGATAAAAAGTCAGAAGGCAACATCAAGCGTCTGGTCACGGAACCGACGTTGCTAATTGAAAAGAAACGCGCCGACTCCGTTGAAATGAAAAATTGCATGCACATCATCATGGCGGCCAACGCTGAATGGATTGTGCCGGCTAGTCATGATGAAAGGCGCTATGCGGTATTCCGCGTATCCAACAAATACATTGGCAACTTTGATTATTTTGAAGCATTGCATAAGGAACGGGACAATGGCGGCATTGGTGCCATGATGCATGACTTGATGAACATGGATATCGGCACGTGGCACCCGCGGCGTGACGTGCCGCGCACCAAAGCGCTGAGCGAACAACAACAAGCGTCACTCAGTCCATTTGAAGCGGCTTGGTTTGAATTGATACATGACGGCCGCGTGCCAGGGCTTGTTGATGATAGTGGTGTGCCTAAAGCACCGTGCAGCCTGCTGTACAAATATATGAAAGAATTATCACCGCGGCTGCAACCAGAGAGTCCTAATACACTGGGCAAGAAGTTTGATGATGTAGGTTGCCCGCGCACGCGCATAAAAAGCAAGGCACGCGCACGGCAAATGCTGCCGCTGGCGGAAGCCCGCGCAGCTTGGGACAAGCTGTATGGCCCACAGGGCTGCTGGGACGGTGACAATGCTTGGAGCACGTTGAAAGCAGAAGAAGATATGTGACGGCCGACGTGCGCCATTCAATGGGTGCAGTGCAATAAATGGCTGATTGTTAAGAACGACGACAGTGGCACACTGGTGACACAAATGGCGACGTCGTCGCCAATGGTCGTCGCCAGAAAAATCGTGTGTTTACATGTATTTATTATATATTACGACGACGACGACGAACATATATATATATTACCCACCACACAACGCACTATACAGGGCAGGGTAGGGGTGGTGTGTGGTGTCAATTTGGCCCACCATGTAGCATCCTCGTCGGCATGTGATTATGTTGTTGTTTGTATTAATAAAAATCATGCCGCGTTAATACTTTTTCGCGTCGGCAAATGCCGCGACCACCTGCAAAGCCCTGTAACAGGCTTGTAAACGTTGGCGAAATGACATAATGGTTGAGGTGCACGTCAGTGCGCACTTGGCATCCGGGGGATGGCGGCGGTAAGTTCCGTCAGAAAATCCATTCCTAACAACGTTAGGATTTTGCCCATGTGTAACAAACAACAAATAGTTGCTCTGCTGAGAGTTAAAACCGGTTGTGAGTTTGCAGTGCAACAAATGATGAAGACTTTGGACGTGCCAAGTTATTGCCCAAAGTACTTGTTGAACCTGCCGCGCAGTGGTATGACGGCCAAGCCGTTGTTTCCGGCATATGTGTTTGTCTGGGTTGTGGATCAGTGGCGCATGCTACTCCGGTGCAAACATGTATATGACTTCCTGCGCTGTGGCAGAGGGATTGCCGCGGTGCGGCCTGATGTAGTTGCTGAACTGCGCAAGCGTGAAGGGCCAACCGGCTACATTAGGATCAACGGAAAATTCTTCATTGGTCAGTACGTCACGCTACGGCAGGCAGGCAGCAACCTGGCTGCGGTGTATGACGGCATGACCAATGATCACAAAGCACGTGTGTTGCTCACAATGTTGGGCAAGGAAGTATCAGTTACTTGTCATGAAACAGAGTTGCTGGCCGCAAGCTAGCGTGCCAGTGCCATTCATGTTCTGCCCATTCCATCGGTCTTTTTTTGCCCGGTAGTGCGGGAGCATGCGCACTGTAGGTAAACCCACCTTTCACCAGCGTGGTTACACCAGGCAGTGGATACAGCAGGCAAATGAGTACAGGCAGCACCACCCGTTGTGCCTGGGCTGCTGGGCGGTTGGCCTGCAGCGTGAGACGGACTGCGTTGACCACGTGATACCGCATGAGGGTGACCAGGCTTTAATGTGGGATGAAGGCAACTGGCAGCCGGCTTGCTTTTGGCATCACAACAGCATCAAGGCTCTCCTCGAGCGGCAGTGGCGGCAAGGCAAGCTGAAGGCTGCTGACCTGCACCTGAACAGCAAAGCCGCGGTTGACCTGACCAAAAAGCTGCACCGCCCTGTAGTTGGCGTTGATGGATTTTATGTGCCGGGTACGTGATGCGCGTTTTTGAACCGTTGCAAGAGTTGGAGTTGTACACTGATGACAATCAGTTGCTCGGCGTTTATTTGCCAGGCTCCCGCTACTACTGTGAGAATGGCACCATATTGGCGCAGGCTTTGGAGCGTTGGTTGTTTGCCGGCTTGGTGAAGCTGGTTGACATACGCAATGGCACCAGGCCGGCAATGCTTGGCGGCATTGGGGAGGTGATCTAATGGCGGTGACGCATCCTCCGGCGGTCAGGGATGGTTTGTGCAATTATGCCGTTGATCAGTTGGATCTGAATGCACCGCCTGGCAAGCTGGTCATGTTGACGGCTGGTGGTGCGGTGGTGGCCACGTTGACGTTTACCAATCCAGCGTTTGGCAACTCGGCTGGCGGCACTGCAACGGCCAATGCCATCACTGATGACACCAATGCGATTGGCGGCACCATTGCCAAGGCTGAATTGCGCCAGGGTGGCGGTGCGCCCATTATCTTTTGCACTGTGACTGCGGTGGGTGGTGGCGGCGACATACAGATGAATTCTGTAGTTGTGTCCGCCGGTCAAACAGTGCGCGTTGCCTCACTCACTTACAGCGGACCACCTTGAACTAACGGAGTGCAACAGTCATGGCTGTCAACTATGACACTGCAACTAAGACTGCGCGGCTGAACACCACGGTGACGCAGATTGACAATCATGCGAACCCTGCAACGCTTGAGATTTGCACGGCGGCCTTTGCCAGTGTGCTGGCGATAATCACGCTGGCTGATCCTAGTTTCACCGTCAGCGGTGCGGTGATGACAATGGCCGGCACGCCCAAGTCAGGCGTGGCCAGTGCTACAGGTACTGCAGCCGTGGCGCGGATCAAGGATGGCGGTGGCGTGGTGAAGGTCAATAATTTGACGGTGGGCACGTCCGGTCAAGAAATCAATCTTGATAGTGTCAGCATCACCAGCGGTCAGACCGTGACAATCACGTCAGGCACTATCACACACGCCACGTGACCTTGAACCTATGGGAATGGCTAGAGTTGAACTGGGCAACCATGCCGCTGTGGCGACGCGTGTTGATTGTTGCCAGTTGGATAGCGGTAGTTTTATTTGTATTTGCGATTGCCATCATTGCAATATCACCGGCAAAGGCGTCAATGGCTGTTCTTAAAAATCGCGCAGGCGTCAGCACCAGCACGGCTGGTGCCGGCCCCATTACGCTGGGCACTGCGCTTGCGGCCAACGTCACCATGATTTCTGCGGCCTGGCAGACGTTTGCCAATGCCGGTGTGGTCAACGGTGATGTTGTCCGTTATTTGGTGCTGGATAATAATGGTGCTTGGGAATATGGCCCTGGCACCTACACCGCCGGCAGCTTGCAGCTATCACGTGCAGTAGGTGCCATGGATGGCACCGTGCCAGGTCAGAAGTCTTCTACTGGTTCATTGCTCACCCTGTCAGGCAACGCGCAGGTATTTGTTGTTGCAGTTGCCGAGGACATTTTGCCTGATGCGCCTAGTGACGGTGACTATTATGCACGCCGCAATAATATTTGGACTGGCCTGAGTGACGTGTTCATGCGGTGGATACCTTACATCGGTCCACCGCAGTCATTCCTTAAACAAGACATGACGCGTGACGGCGGCTGGACCATGGTCGCCAATAAGAACACCAGTGATAGGCCGGCACCGCAGCCGACTGGTGCTGAAATAAATTTATTGCCTGCAGCGTTCTTGCCAAATGAGCAAAATGTACGTGCCTCCTATACGGTGGCCAATGAATGGACGCTCAGCAGCGGTGGCTGGGTCAATCAGTATGGTGTTGATGTTAGTGCGCAGAATGTTGGCGCACTGCATGCCATGGCGTTGCTGGTCAACGGTCAGACCAAAGACAGTATTACGATTACGCCCAATGTAGCGGGTATGCATTGGCAAAGCATAACGCCGCTGTTGGTGCCTATTGGCTCGGTAGTGCGCGTTGCTGTGCAGGTGACGCAAGTTTCAAATAATTTGATGTATTGGGATGAACAAGTTGGATTGTTTGCAACGGCACCAACTTATTGTTCCTTGGCGCAAGGTCAGAAGGATGGCGGTGCCAAGGGCAATACCGCTTATGACTGTCACTGTATGTTCACGCCAGGGTCACCGTCGGCTGATTGGGACGTGGTGGCTTATGGTGGTGCCACTGCCACTGGTGGTGGGACGCAAGCCGCTGAATTGACGCCAGGGCATGGTCGCTTTGAATATGTTTCAACTACTTCATGCCGGTTTATTCCATATATTGGCAATCGCATCAAATTGAATGGCAAGCTGTATCAAATACCGGCTGCCGGCATTAGCATGGCCAATACCAATGTTTTTGTTAATGGTGCGGCTGGGCAGAACCTCGGTGTTGGACAAACTTATTTGGTGTCATTGTTTGACAATGCTGGTGCGTTGACGCCGCATTTTTCTTCAAACATATCGCTTACACGGGACACTACGCCTGGCAATGTAGGCGTGGTGTATCCAACTGGCTATGCAACGCATATACTTATCGGCATGGTGCAAATGTCTAATCCTGGTGCTAATTTTCAAAACACACCAGCCAACCGTGGTGTTATTAGTTGGTTCAACAGGCGCAATATTGTGGCTGCTGGTGCCAACACCAATGGTGTGCAAACTACTTCTTCCACGCTTTTAGATTTAGGTGCGGCTTACCGTGCTTATTTTTGCAATTGGGCAGATGAAAGTGTGTTTGTAGCTGTTGAAGGTAGCGTGTTGTCAACGGCTGCAGGTACGCCTGGTGCCAGTGTTGGTGTTGATGGTCCTACTGGTTTGTTGCCGCAAGTTGTCAATCATACCATCGGCAATGCCACTTGGTGGGGAGGCGTTGGTGGTGCAGGCAATGCCGGTGCATTAGCTGATGGATCACATTACGTGGTGCCTTTGGGCATGGGCAATGGTGTTGCCATGAATTTCTATTTGAGCGCATCGGCAATCATAAGAGGGTAACATGGCAGGTAAACAGTTAGGTCCTTTGTTTGGTGATGAAGTGATAGCAGCCGGCTTGGGTGGATTGCCGCTGGCCTGGGGTGCTACCAGTGACACGATTACAGGGCGAGAGTTTTTGACCACTGAACAAAACACTACGCTTGACGGTGTGATTATTGCGCATGACCCCACCAAACAATATGAAAATAGAATACCAACCACTGACTTCATTGCCAGGTTCACCAATCAGGAATATTTGGCGGTATGCAAACAGCGTGCGGCTGACATTGCCAACAACAAGGTTGGTTACAGCAAAAATTGGGACATTGTTGTCACCAATGACTTGGTTGACCTGAACAAACAGAAGTCCATCAAGATCAAGGAGGACTTGGTTGCAGCCGGTGTGCTGACGCAGGCACGTGCAGATGAGATATTCAGTTAACAAACAATGCTTGCACAAGGCGGCTTAGGTCAACCTAATCTAGCTACGCTGCCGTATGCATACGGCCGCATTAGCGGTACGTTGGCTGCCACCGAGGCGGCTGACACTGCTGCCTTTGCCGGTGGTGTGATCACCTATGGCACGTTGGCGGCAACTGAAGCTGCGGACGCTGCCACGTTTGCCGGCCTGCTGGGCCGCCTTGCCACGTTGGCCGCCACTGAGGCGGCTGACGTTGCGTCCTTTGCCGGTGGCCTGGTCACCTATGGCACGCTGGCCGCCACGGAAGCTGGTGACACCGCAGCCCTGGTCGGCACTGTGCCTGTCAAAGGCACGCTGGTTGCCACTGAGGCGGCTGATAGTGCGTCCTTCGCAGGTGGCCTGGTCACCTACGGCACATTGGTCGCCAATGAAGCTGGTGACACTGCAGCCCTTGCCGGCCTGGTGGGCCGCCTGGCCACGCTGGCCGCCACTGAGCTCCCGGACGTTGCCGCCTTTGCCGGCACTGCCCCTGTAAGTGGTGCGCTGGCTGCGTTTGAGACTGCGGACATTGCTGCTTTTGCCGGTGGTGTAGTTGTTACTGGTACGCTGACCGCTACTGAGCTCCCGGACACTGCCGCCTTTGTCGGCAATGTCAAAATCAGCGGTGTGCTGGCTGCTACGGAAGCATCTGATGTTGCCAGCTTCACCGCTGGTGCTGTTGTTACTGGTACGCTGGCTGCAGTTGAAGCGGCTGACGTTGCTGCTTTTGCCGGCACTGTAGTTGTTGCCGGTGTGCTGGCAGCAACTGAAGCTGCTGACGTTGCACTGTTTGCTGGTAATGTTGTTGTCAGTGGTACACTAGATGCAACTGAGGCTGCTGATGCTGCAGCGTTTGCTGGTGGTGTGCTTGTCAGTGGTAGTTTGTCCGCCGTTGAAGCGGCTGACGCGGCTGCCATTGCCGGTTTGGTTGGTCGCATTGGTACGTTGGTTGCTGGTGAGGATATTGACACTGCAGCGTTTGCCGGCATCGTTCCGATTGCTGGTGTGTTGGCAGCTATTGAAGTTGCTGACACCGCAGCCTTTACCGGCAGCGTCAAGATCAGTGGCACATTGGCTGCTGCTGAAGCTACAGACACTGCAGCGTTTGCCGGCAATGTTCAAATAGTTGGTACGCTGGCAGCTACTGAAGCTGTGGACGTTGCGTACTTCACTGCTGGCACCGTAGTCAGCGGCACATTGATTGCTACGGAAGCTGCGGACGTATTTGTCGCTACAGGCACAATCCAAGTTGTTGGTACGCTGGCTGCTGTTGAAGCGGCCGACGTGTTTGATGCTGCAGGTGCAGTGCGTATTGCCGGTGCATTGCTTGCAACGGAAGGCACTGACGCATTTGCCGGTACAGGCACGTTACCAATTGCTGGTGTGCTGGCTGCTACGGAAGCTGCGGATATATTTGCCGCTACAGGCACAATCCCAATTGTTGGTACATTGGCTGCTCTTGAAGCGCCGGACGTTGCCAACTTTATTGCCGGCACGGTAATCACCGGCACATTGACGACCACTGAAGCTGCAGATGAGTTTGTGGCTACAGGCGTGGTGCCTGTTACCGGTGCCCTGTTTGCCACTGAGGCCTCTGACGCATTTGCCGGCACAGGCGTGGTGTCAATTAGTGGTACGCTTGGCGCGCTCGAGGATGCTGACGCTTTTGCCGCTACTGGCATAATTCCAATTGTTGGTACATTGGTTGCTATTGAGGCTGTGGACGTTGCCGCTATTGCTGGCACAGTCGCAATTGCCGGTACATTGGCTGCTGCTGAAGCTGCTGATGCGTTTGATGCTGCAGGCCAGGTGCGCGTTGCCGGTACATTGTTTGCTACTGAAGCGGATGATGTATTTGCAGGCACAGGTACGCTGCCAATAGCTGGTGTGCTAGCAGCTACTGAAGCTGCGGACGTATTTGTTGCTGTAGGTACTGCGCAAATTGCTGGTACGCTGGTTGCTGTTGAATTTGCTGATGTTGCACTGTTTGATGGTCAGATTGGTCATACCGGTGCGCTGGCAGCAATTGAAGCTGCTGATAGTTTTGTCGGTGCAGGCAAGATTATAGTTTCTGGTGTATTGGCGGCTACTGAGGCTGTTGATGTATTTGCTGGTACAGGTACGATAAAAGTCACTGGTGCGCTGGCTGCTATTGAGACTGCGGACAGTTTTGCCGCTGTAGGCCAGGTTGCGGTCACTGGCACGCTAGGTGCCACTGAGGCTGCCGATACAGCAGCCCTTGCCGGCTTGCTAGGTCGCCTGGCGACGTTTGCGGCCGTAGAGGGTGCTGATACTGTGGCCTTTAGTGGTGCAGTGCCATCTCAGGGCATATTGGCTGCCACTGAGGAGCCTGACGTATTTGCCGGCACAGGCTTGACCATTACAGGTGGGTTCCTGTTTGCGGTTGAAGCACCTGACGTATTCCTTGCCTCTGGCACTGTAGCAGTCACCGGTACGCTGATAGCAGCGGAAGCACCTGATATATTTGTTGCTACTGGTAAAGTTGCGATTAGTGGCACATTGGCTGCTACTGAGGCTTCTGATATATTCCATGCTGATACTAGCTTGGTCACCAACGCCTATGGTGATTTGTTTGCTCAGAATTCAGTAATTGTTGGTGTTGGTGTAGTAGCTAGTGAAAGTGTCACTGCTGCACTGGCCACATCTGTTAGTACGCTTTCCGGTGCCGGCACCAGCATGGCGTTGGCCACTACAGCAACGCTTGCAGCGCAATCTGTTAGTATGGCTGCATCCGGTCATGGTATTAGCCTTGCCACTGGTATGCTGGTTGTGCAGCCTGCATCTGCTGACGGTACAAGTGTTGGTAGGGATATCGGTACAGGTGCACTGGTAGCTGAGCGTGCGGCTGTATCCGGTACAATTATTGGCCTGAGTGTTGGCAGTGGTGCACTAGCAGCTAGTGCAGCAGCCGTTGCCGGTACTGGTATTGAGTGGAGTGCAGGTACTGGTGACCTGGCTGCACAAAGTGCAAAAATAATTGGTATTGGATATAGTGTCAGTATTTCTAGTGGTGTGCTGCAAACAAGGGCTGCAGCGGCTGTTGGTGCAGGCCTTATCAGCAGTGATGGTGTAGGTACGTTACAAAGTCAGCCTGCAGCAATTATTAGTAATATTGTTGGTATGAGTGTTGGTGATGGCGTACTAACACAACAAACACATAGTGCTGCAGGTGCAGGTGCATTGCTTGCACCAAATGCAGGAATACTGCCAGCACAGGTAGCTACCGTTGTAGGTCAAGGGCAAATTATCAGTATTGCCACAGGTACGCTTGTTTCAAACAATGTCGCGATTTTTGCAATTGCTTATACAGCATGGGCTGGTGCAGGTGCACTATTTGTTGATTATGCGCAAGCTAGTGGTACTGCATACAGTGAGGCTGTAGCGTTTGGTGATATTGCTGCACGTGCAGCGTACATCAGTGGATTTGTTGCACCAATCAATTATGGTGACGGTACACTGGTTGCACATAGTGCAAACATTGTTTCTGATGGATATGTGTTTGATGATATTCGTGATGATACGCTTGAGCATGTATATTGGCAGGTTGTCATTGCACCGGTTGAATTCAGTGTTGATATTGAAAGGGCGATTTATTCTGATGTTATATTTGAGCGTGCTACTAGGTTGAGCGTACAGCTACCTGCACACAGTAACCTTAGTGGTGTGGTGACCCATGCTGAGCAACTGTCAGTCACCATGGTGCATACAGCTAACAATAGTGGCAGTGTTGTTGATGCTAGCATTGATACTGCTGCAGCTATAGCAGTTGAGTTTGATACAGTGATTGATAGCACTGTGTACATGGGTGTTACTGTTGTTGAACATACTACTAGGTTGGCCACTATATGGGATGGCAGTAGTGACCTTGGTGGTGTGATGGTTATGGCCACACCGCTTACTACTACACTGCACCTGTATGAATATGAACTAAAGCAGGCAGCCTGATATGGCTACCCCTAAAACTGATTTTGAAATGTATGCAGGTGATACACGTAAACTGATTGTGACTGTTGTTGACCAGGATGGTATTGATGTTGATTTGATTGGAGGCTCGGTGACTTGGCAATTGGCAAAATCAGATTGGAAGAAAGACCCTGACGCGTCAGTGCTTGTAACTAAAACGTCAGGCGCAGGCCAAATAGAATTAGCCGATGGGTCATTTATCGTAAATCTGCAGCCGGCTGACACTGCGGGATTTGACGGTAGCTATTACCACGAAGCGCAGGTAACATTGGCTGACGGCACGGTAGGCACACCCTTAGTCGGAAAAGTGAAAGTGAAGCCGAACCTGATCACACCGCGCTGACCTGGCCGGCTTGGCCTAGGGTCAATGATGGGTCCCCTTCAACAACAAAGGAATGATGATATGTTCTCTCCGATGATCAAACAAAGTGGCAGGCCTCGGCGCATTGCCTCGGGGATGGCCGGAAAAAATATCAAACATCAACAAATAGAAAGGGTGGTCGCAACAACAAATGACCGGGGGGAACTATTTGTTGTAGGACCGCCAGAAAGCGCGTAAGCCCCCATCTGGGACTTTCGGGCCAATTCCTAAAAAGTAAGAGCAGAAAAGTACGAGTAAAATACCATGGGCCGCCCTACAAAGTTTGATCAGGTTGAACCAGTCTTAAAAACTAAATTGCATAAGCGCATGGCACCGCCAAAGCACTTAACGGCTGAAGAAAGTGCTGAATGGAATAAGGTGATTAATACCATGCCGGTCAACTGGTTTAGTGAGGCCAACTGCATATTGTTAGAACAGCTTTGTTGTCATATCAGCACCCTGAGAAGCCTAACTAAGACAATGAATGAAATGCGGTCAAGGGGTAATGATAAAACGTCATTGTACATGCGTGTGGTGCGTCAGCGTCAGGTTGAAAGTAGAATGATTGCTAGGCTGCAGCAGGTTATGCGCTTAAGTCAGCATTCTATTATCAAGCATTCAGCTATCAATCGCCATAAGCCATCAGGTTCATCAGACCCTATGGAAAATGGTAATAGGTCGTCCACTGTGATGGACCCAATGAAGCATGCAGCGTAAGTACAAAACAAAACCGCTTAAGCCGGCCAAGACCAAGCCGGCAAAGCCGGTCAAACAAAAGCCGGCAAAGCCCAAGGTGAAGCCTTGGAACCAGCAAACACGTGGTGAAAAGGTCATCACGTGGATTGAGGAAACATTGTATGTGCCGGAAGGCAAACAAGTAGCGCAGATGGTGGTGCTGCGGCCGTGGCAGCGTGAAGCAATACTTGAAATCTATGACAACCCACACGGCACCCGGCGGGCGATACTCAGCTTTGGTCGCAAGAACGGCAAGACCGCGTTGGCCGCTATGCTTGTGCTCACGCACCTGTGCGGCCCGGAGCGTGGCGTCAACAGTCAGCTATTCAGCGCCGCGCAATCACGTGAGCAAGCCAGCTTGGTGTTCGGCCTGGCCGCCAAGATGGTGCGGATGAGCCAGATACTTGAGCAATGCGTCAGCGTGCGTGATACCCGCAAGGAGTTGTTTTTCAAACTGTGCGGCAACACTTACCGTGCGCTGAGTGCTGAAGCCACCACGGCATATGGCTTGTCGCCGCGGTTTATCATTCATGATGAGCTCGGCCAGGTGCGCGGCCCGACATCCCCCCTGTATGAAGCGTTGGAAACTGCCACCGCCGCCCAGGAAGACCCGCTATCAATCATTATTTCAACGCAAGCACCCAATGACGGTGACCTGTTGAGCATATTGATTGATGACGCGTTGGCCGGCCATGATCCTAAAACGGTGGTGAAGCTGTACACCACGCCGCCTGAAGACGACCCGTTTGTTGAGGCTAACATACGCAAGGCCAATCCTGCCTATGGTGACTTCCAAACAGCTAAGGAAGTCATGAACATGGCTGAGAATGCCAAGCGCATGCCGGCACGTGAAAATGAATACCGTAACCTGGTGCTCAATCAACGTGTGGAAGCCCAATCACCGTTCATCAGCGTGGCCACCTGGAAGGCTTGCGGTGAACAAACAATAGCGCTGAATTATCAGGAGCCTATCTACGGCGGCCTGGACCTGAGCGCTGTGAATGACTTGACCGCCCTGGTGTTGGTGCAGAAGCCTGATACCGCGGCCAAGTGGCAGGTGCACCCTACGTTTTGGCTGCCGCATGAAGGTTTGCATGAGCGCAGCCGCGTTGATCGTGTGCCGTATGACCTGTGGGCCAAGCACAACAATCTGATCACCGTGCCAGGCCGCAGCATAGAATATGAATATGTTGCTGACCACATTGTGAAGTTGCTTGACAAGGGCTTGCCCATCAAAGCCATTGCCTTTGACAAATGGAATTTTAAGACATTCAGACCGTGGCTGGTGAAAGCCGGCATGAGTGAAGCGCAGGTGGAAAGTTTGTTTGTTGAATTTGGCCAGAACTTTTCCGCAATGTCACCGGCACTGCGTGAGTTGGAAACTGCCATTCTGAACAGTCGCCTTGCGCATGGCATGCACCCTGTAATGAACATGTGCGCGCAAAATGCGGTAGTGATCAGTGATCCTAACGGCAACCGCAAGCTGGCTAAGAACCGTAGCGTCGGGCGCATTGACGGCATGGTGGCGCTGGCCATGGCGCTGAGCATCACCAGCAATGTGCAGGTGCACGTTGCCGAGCCTAGCTATCAGATGTTTGTCATCGCGTGAGTGATCAGGCCGCACAACCATCCTTGTCGCCCCTTGCGATGGCCTGCGCGCCTGCCACCTGCCAGGCCATTATCATGGTGGTGGCCTGGCAGCCTTTCTTCACAATTAGTTAGGAGGCAGTCATGCCGCTTGACCCGGAAGACTATGATGACGAGGACGAGTACCTGGATGATTGCACTGAACAACTAATGGATGATGAAGGCCTGGATGAGGATGAGGCCTATGCTGTTTGCAGCATGCGCTGGGACAACAAGTCAGCCTCCGTTACCGGCATTGTGCATAAAACCAGCATGAAGCCAGCCACCAATGACCCGGACAAGTTGGAGTACATTCTCAGCGACGGCAGCGTTGACCGCATGGGTGACATTATTGACCCCAATGGCTGGGTGTTGAGCAACTTCAAGCGCAACCCTATCGCGTTGTTCAATCATAATTCAGACTGGCCTGTAGGCACTTGGAAGAACCTGCGCATTGAAGATGACGCCTTGCGCGGTCAACTGGTGCTGGCGGCACCTGGCACGTCACCGCGCATTGATGAAATCCGTGCGTTGGTCAAACAAAAGGTAATCCGTGCAGTCAGCGTTGGTTTCAAGCCGCTGGCCTCTGAACCAATTGATGAAGAAAACAAATGGAACAGGCGCTACACAAAACAAGAACTGGTTGAAACAAGTTTGGTCCCCATCCCAGCTAACCCTAATTCGCTACAAACATTCAAGGCTTTGGGTATTTCACAGGAAACCATCAACATGGTTTTCCGGCGGGCTAAGCGAAGGCAGCTTGCTGCCAGGGCTATCACGTTACCAGTTGTCAAACTAACAACGGGAAAATCAACTATGACGAAGCGCACCATTGCGGAACAGGTTTCCGCGTTTGAGGCCACGCGTTCAGCCAAGGCGGCACGCATGGAAGAGCTCCTACTTGCCAGCGGTGAAAAGTCTGAAACGCTGGACACCACCGGCCAGGAGGAGTATGATACGCTTGAGCGTGAAGTGAAGTCAGTTGATGAACACTTGACGCGGCTGCGCGGCTTGGAGCGCATGAACCTGGCGGCGGCCAAACAAGTAAAGGGCGACAGCTACGATGAAGCCACCCGCAGCCGCAGCAATGGCGATGGTGGTGACGGCAGCATCATTACAGTGCAGCCGCGTGTTGTCGTGCGTGCGCCCAAGCCTGTAGAAAAGGGCATTGCTTTTGCGCGCTATGTGATTGCATTGGCACGTGCGCAGGGCAACTTGATGCAGGCCTTTGAAGTGGCCAAGAATAATGCGCAATGGATGGCGGAGACGCCTGAGATTGCTGACGTGTTGAAAGCCGCGGTGGCTGCCGGCACAACTACTGATCCGGCCTGGGCTGGCCCGCTGGTGAACTATCAAATTCTGACCAGTGAATTCATTGAACTGCTGCGGCCGGCCACGATCATCGGGCGCATCCCTGGGCTGACCAAGGTGCCGTTCAAGGTGAAGGTGCCGGCACAGACCGGCGGCGCAAGCGTCGGCTGGGTTGGTGAAGGCGCACCCAAGCCGGTGAGTGCTTTGGCATTCAGCAGCATCGTGCTGGACATTTCAAAGATTGCCGGCATCGTGGCGTTGACTGAAGAACTTGTGCGCTTGAGCAATCCCAGTGCTGAAAGCCTGGTGCGCAATGACCTGGCGGCGGCCATCGTGCAGTTCATGGACCGTGAATTTGTTGATCCGGCCAAGGCGGCCACTGCCGTTTCACCAGCCAGCATCACCAACGGCATCACCGGTATCACGCCCAGCGGTAATGACGCTGCCGCTTTGCGTGCGGACATCAGTACGCTGCTGGCCAGCTTCCTTGGTGCCAACCTGTCAGTTGGCAGTGCCGTGTGGATCATGACGCAGGCGCAGGCGTTGCGCATCAGCATGATGCAGAACCCGCTTGGGCAGCCGCAGTTCCCCGGCATCGGTATCAATGGCGGCACCTTGGACGGTGTCCCGGTGGTGGCCAGTGAGAACTTGCCGCCCAAGGGCGGTGTGCCGGCCAACGGCTACCCGATGATCCTGGCGTTGGCGAGTGACATTTTGCTGGCGGACGATGGCACCGTGACCATTGACGCCAGCCGTGAAGCCAGCTTGCAGATGGACAGTGCTCCGGACAATCCTGCCACTGCCACCACTGTGTTTGTTAGCTTGTGGCAGGCCAACATGGTTGGCATCAAGGCGGAGCGCTACATCAATTGGAAGCGCAGGCGCAACAACAGCGTTGCCTGGATTGATGGTGCCAAGTACGCGTAACAAACTCCCCGGCTGTGCGCTAGCAGCCGAACCATGGTGGGAGGCTATGCCCGCAAACATGCCTCCCACTAACTAAAAAGGTAACTAACAATGGCCAAACAGCAAACAGTCAAGATGGTTGTGAGCCAAGGGCGCTCATTCAGCTATCAAGGCCGCCGCTTGAATGCCGGCGATGAGTTTGAAGTGCCGGACGTTGACACTGATCGCTGGGCATTGTTTGGCCTGGCGCAACGTGCAGAAACACCTTTGCCGCAGCCGCCGCAGCCGCGCAAAGGCCGCAAGGCCGAGCCTGACCCTGGCAGTTACAATCGCAGTGACTTGCGCGCGGACAAATAACAATGGTTGATCGCCCTCAGTTAGTTGACGCTTATGGTGCGTTGATCAAGGCGGCACCGCCACCGCCGACGCGTGGCGTTGACAGTTTTATTAGTTCAGTGCCGGCAGATCGCGGTAATTGGTGGTTCCCAGTCGTGCGTGAACCTTACACAGGTGCCTGGCAGCGTGACATTGCGGCGGCACCTGACAGCTTGATGATATTCTATGCGGTGTATGCCTGCATGGAGCGCATCGCCAGTGACGTTGGCAAGTGCCGGCTGCGCCTGGTTGAACAAGACAGCCAAGCCATCTGGAAGGAAGTCCAGGTTGCCGCCTTCAGCCCTGTGATACGCAAGCCCAACCAATATCAAAACCGTATTCAGTTCTATGAGAATTGGGTGCTGAGCAAATTGATGGCCGGCAATACCTACGTGTTGAAGGAGCGTGACAATCGCAATGTGGTGATTGCCATGCACATATTGGACCCGCGCAGGGTCAGGGTGTGGCAAACACCGGCCGGTGACGTTTATTATGAATTGGGTACTGATGTTGTCAGCGGTATAGACATTGAAAAGTTAGTGCCGCAGTCAGAAATCATTCACGACATGATGACGGTGAAATATCACCCGCTGTGCGGCGTGCCGCCGCTGGCCAGTGCTGCTATGGCCGCAAACCACGGCAAGAGCATTCAATCAAGTTCAACAACGTTCTTTCAAAACCGCAGTGTGCCGAGCGGCATTTTGACGGCACCCGGTGAAATCAAGGAGGACATTGTCAAACGTTTGAAGGAACAATGGACCAATGAATTCAGCGGTGACAACAGCGGCCGGATTGCAGTGCTGGGCAGCGGCTTGAAGTTTGAGCCTATGTCCATGACCGCTGATGATGCGCAATTGATTGAACAACTGGGCATCACGGCACAGATGGTTTGCTCCGCCTTTGGCGTGCCGCCGCACATGATCGGCGTCGGCAATCCGCCAAGCTACAACAACATTGAAGCCCTGAACCAGCAGTACTATTCACAAACGCTGCAGAAATATTTTGAGGCTATTGAACTTGGTTTGGATGAAGGCCTAGGCCTGGTTGACAATGCCGAGCATTACTACGGCACCTGGTTTGATTTGGATGATTTGCTGCGCATGGACACTCAGTCCATGTATGAGGCGGAAGCCAAAGCGGTTGGCGGTGGCTTCAAGTCACCCAATGAAGCCCGCGCACGCATGAACCTTGGCCCTGTGCCTGGCGGCAATTCGCCTTACCTCCAGCAGCAGAACTTCAGCCTGGCCGCCTTGGCCAAGCGTGACGCCAAGGAAGACCCATTCGGCAAGCCGGAAACTGCAGCACCTAAGCCGCCGCCTTCAGACGCGCCACCGCCGCCAAATGGCAAACCGCCCAATGATCAACAACAAACAGATGATGATGAAGAAGCGGCTGACAGTGAAAAGGCATTAGTGTTCCTGGCTGTTGCCCAGCAAGCTACGTGGGAATTGCAAAAGGCTTTGCGGATACCATGCAGCACCGTGACATAAAAGCGCTTGCGACCGGCTTTGCCCCTGTAGTCCAGCAGGCTATCACGGCTGCAATTGCACCGTTGGCCTTGCGCATTGCCGCGTTGGAAAGTCGCGCGCCTGTGGCCGGCCCACCTGGTGAACAAGGCGTGCCAGGTGCAGCCGGTCCACCTGGCCCGCAAGGGCTTGCTGGGTTGCCTGGCGATGCCGGCCCACCGGGTGAATCAGGTGCACCTGGCGAACGTGGCCCAGCAGGCCCGCAGGGTGTGCCAGGGCAGCCTGGCGTGCAGGGTGAACCAGGGCCGGCCGGTGAAGCTGGCCCACCAGGGCCACAGGGTGTGCCAGGGCAGCCTGGCGCGCAGGGTGAGCAAGGTTCACCCGGTGAAATCGGCCCACAGGGCTTACAAGGCGAACCAGGGCCATCAGGTGAGCCAGGGCAGCCTGGCGCACCAGGACCGGCCGGCCCAGCCGGTGAACAAGGGCCAGCAGGGCAACCAGGTGAACCAGGCGCACCCGGTGTTTCAGGAGCACCCGGTGCTGTTGGCGAAGCGGGTACACCCGGTGAAGCTGGCCCACCTGGTGAAGTTGGCCCACCTGGTGAAGTTGGCCCACCTGGTGAACGCGGTGAACGTGGTGAACGCGGTGAACGTGGTGAACGCGGCTTGCCTGGTGAACGTGGTGAAGCTGGCCCACCTGGTGAAGTTGGCTTGCCTGGCCCGCGTGGCTTGCCTGGTGAAATGGGTCCGCCAGGTGAGCGTGGCTTGCCTGGTGAACGCGGTGCGCAGGGCGAGCGTGGCTTGACGCCTGAAGTAGATTTGGAAGCGGTTGGCCGCTACGTGGCCGGTGTGATTGAAGCACCGCTGCAGGCTTATTTGGACCAAAAGTTTGCAGCACTGCCAGCCCCTGTAGGTGTGGCTGGTGCATTGATTGATAGCGCAGGGGAGTTGGTGTTGACGCTTAGCAATGGCCAGGTGGCGCGGCTTGGCCGCGTCAATGGTCATGACGGTGTGGGCTTTGATGATTTGACCATGGACCTGGTTGCTGACCGCGTATTGCGTTTCAAGTTTGGTCGTAACGGTAGTCCAGCCAAAGTGTTTGATTTCACGCTGCCGATACTGGTTGACCGTGGTGTGTTTGAATCTGGCCGCCTGTATCAGCGTGGGGATTGTGTCACCTGGGCCGGTGGTCAATTATTTGTGGCGCAGTGTGACAATCCGGATGGCAAGCCGGATGCCAGTAAGGATTGGCGGTTGGCGGTGCGCAAAGGGCGTGACGGCCATGATGGCCGGCATGGGCGTGACGGTGAACGCGGGCCAGCAGGTCCGCCAGGGAAGGGCTGACACATGACGCGCAAAATCAATGACCCTGTGCCCAATCCTTTGCTTGACAAGAACAGGCCGATCAACAAAGAAGAATGGCCGCTGACCGCCACCGCATCATTCACCTACAGCAAACCGGCATCACTGAGTGTGCCGGCAAGCGGTGAAATCAGCCATGCCACGGACACCATGAATAAGTTGCGCGTCAGTTCAAATGATGCAGCCGGTGCTGACATTACCAATTTCCTGTTTGGTGTTGGTGTGGGTGACACCATTCAGGTCGGGGCCACCACCTGGACGGTACAGGCGTTCAAAATGGTTGGTTCGTACTTTGAGTTTACCGTTACACCGGCCAGTCAGGCTGCCGTAGCCGGTGCTCAAAGCACTTCATTTGTGAAGCTGTAACATAAGGAGCAAATACAATGCCTGATCCAAAGCCGGAGCGCGTGCTGAACGAAGATCCAGTTGTGGAGCATGACCCTGAAAAGCCCATCAATCAAGACCCGGCTGAAGAGCAGCCAAAAGAAGGCGAGCAGCCAGCACCGCAGCAGCAGCCGCCCAGCGAACCAGTGCAGCCCAACACCACTACCAACTGGCCCAGCGGTGCCTGATCAAACAATCGTGGTTGACTTGATTGCGCAGTTGCGGCGGTTGGCTGCGTTGCGGGATCAATTGACCACGTTTGAACGTTTATTACTCAGTGAAGCAATGCACACCGCGGCAGATGAGCTCGCACCCAAGGCCAGCCGGCGGCAAGTGCTGATCACCAGCAAAGGGCCGCGTGGCCGGCCATTGTATTGGGCACACTGATGATCTGGTCCAACGTAACCGTGCTGACGCCTGGCGAAAACTTTGATTTGATTTCGCTGGACAATGTGAAAGCGTTCTTCAACGTTACAACAACAACTGATGATGAACGCCTGCAGCAGTTGATTACGTTCAATTCACTGGTGATTGCTGACCTGTGCTCACGCGTGTTTGCTCTCGAGGAGGTTGAGGAAACGTTCGGCAATGCTGACTGGTCAACTACACCAGGCACGGCATTGAACTTGGATCGCTGGCCAGTGCGTGAGTTGGTCAGCGTCACTGTTGGCGGCAGTGCGGTGGCCGCTGGTGACTACACCGTGGAGCGTGCCACCGGCATATTGCGCTATGGCCCATACCCTGGCGGTGAAGTCGTAGTGCACTATAAGGCTGGTTATGACTTGCCCATGGAAGCACCGCCGCAACTCAGCATGGCCTGTATTGAAGGCATCCGCGGATCATTCTACTATGGGTCACGTGACCCTATGATCCAAGCAATCACGGACAACAATTCAGGTTCAATCAGGTTCTTCCCACCGCCTGGCGTTGGTCGCGGTGCCAGTGGCGGCGGCAATGTGTGGCGGCCGTTGACGCCAACAGCTACGGCGTTGATCCAGCCTTATCAAAAGCGGTCAATGGCGTAGCAATGTCCTATCAAATGAAAGTGGACTTTAAGATAGCTGACTGGGACAGCATCACGCGCGGCAGCGTCAAAACAATGGCGGACAACATATTGAAGCGTGGCCGGCAGGACGTGAAAGCCGGCGGTAGGTTTGGTCCGCGTTATATCAATGCGTTGAATGTAAACGTCAGGCAGTTGGCACCAGGCTGGGCGGTGACGGTGCGCTTCCGCCGTTTCAATTTCATGAAAGTGTTTGAGACTGGCGGTGTGTCAATTGCCGGCTTGAAAAGCCGACCCAAGGGTAAGGTCAAAACCAAGTCAACATTATTGTGGATACCGTCTGCGCCGGACAGTGCGCATATCCGAGCTAAAGATTATGGCCAGCGTATCAGCAGATTGTTCAGGCCTGGCAGCCGTGCCAACCCTAAGCCGGTGCTGATGGCGGCCAAAGATCGGCAAGTCAAATATGTTGGCGTGCCGGCCATACGCAATCGCAAGCGGCTGCACATTTGGACCATCGCCGAGGAAGAAGCACGCAAGTTCTATCAGGTGATACAAACAGAACATGCTTAACTTCACTGACGATGTTATCCTACCAATCATGAATACGTTTGGCCGCAACGTGGTGGTGACGCCTGTTGCCAGTCAGCCAGGGCAGCCGGCCTACGGCAACCGCGGTGTGTACATCACGCAGCCGGTTGACGTGATGACGGAAGCCGGCATCGTGTTCAGCGACCAGCGCACCATGTTGAAAATCCGTTTGGCTGAATACCCTGTGCCGCCCATTGCCAAGGACCAAATACATATCCCGGCACAAGCTAATTATCCCGCTGTAGGTGATTTTGAAATACAAGACGTTGACGAGTGGGCGGACGGTGGTGCGATGTTGACCTTGCGCAGCTTGGCGGTGGCACCAATACCTGCACCATGAGCACGCAGCCAATGTTGGTGCGCAATGCCATCGTGGAGCGGTTGAAGGCGTTACCGCAGTTTATTGATTTCAACATCATGACTGACGCATCACACCAGGTGCAGCCTTACGAGGTGCCATACATCGGTGTTTATTTGATGCCTGAGCAAATGAACTATGAGGGTGACTGGAACGTTACCGAGCCGCATTATTCCAATGATTTTGACATTGGCCTTTCTGTCATCATGTTCAACAATGCCGGTGACGATTTGGAAATTGAATTGGACAATGCCTTTGATTTGATCACCAAGGGTTTGCTTTGTGATCAAACATTTATGAGTTTTGCCGCTGAACATAAAATTGAAGGCGTTAAGAAAATTGATCGCAGTCATCAGTTTGGCACCGTAGGCAGCAGTAATCAAATGCCTATTGGTGAATTGCGCATGACTTGGACATTTGCCTATCACACGTATTTTTCACCTACCATTATTGACGACCTTGAACTGATAGTTATCCGCACTGCTTATCCTAACATTGATGCAGTTAGTGACGTTCAACAAATATTGTTTCCAGTGCGCGTGGCCACGGTTGGCCCACTGGCTACGGACCTGACAATCACGCCGTCAGTCAATCCTAGCACGGTGGGCCAACCGGTTGACTTCTTCATCAAGGTCACGTCGCATGACGTGATTGTTGCAGTTGGTGACGTGAGCATAAAAGTTGACGGCACCACTGTTACGCCAATTCCACTGCGCTTGCGCAATGGCGTGGTGACATGGACCACTGACACTTTGCCGGCAGGCATGCCGGTGATCACTGTGGACTACATTCCGCAGGACGTTAACACGTTCAGCCCTACAAGCACCACTGTAACCCAGACGGTCAATCCATAGGAGGCATCCATGGCAAGCTGGCTGATCAATTTGTTGGTGATGCTGGGCATATTGGCAATCGTCATGGTTGCCGCCTGGTACATACTGAGCCAGATGAACTTGCCTGATCCCATAAGGCGCGTGGTGCTGATTATTGCAGTAGTTGTTGTTGCTGTAATCGGCATCATACTGCTGCTGCAGTTGCCAGGTGTACATTCGCCAATAGGGAGATGAAAACATGGTTGACGTAGTAACCAAGCGCAGTGGTGATGAAGAGCGCGCCAGGCGGAAAAAATACGTGCGCGTATGGGCAACTGATCCAAAATATTTGGTGTTGCGGCATTACCCGAGCGGCATAGGCTTCCGCGCGGACATCAATGACGGTGTGGAGTGGCCCAATGATCCATTCACCTGGAACAGGGTCAAGGATGGTGCCATAGCCTACGCACCGCCAGTAAACAAAACTGAACACTAAGTAACGCAGGAGGGTAGCCGTTATGCCTATCAGCTTCAGCAACGTGCCGGCCAATTGGCGCATGCCGCTCTACTGGGTCGAAGTGGATCCGAGCATGGCTGGTCTCCCAATTGTCAAACAGCCCGCCCTGTTGGTTGGCACCATGCGCACGGCGGACCTGGTGATTGGTACAGCACCAAATGAAATCACTTACAAGGCTGGCGTGGCGCAGCCTGACATTCCCAAGCCCATCGGCACGCAAGCCAGTGCTGACAAAGAGTTTGGTGAAGGCAGTGAACTAGCAAACATGTTCCGTGCGTTCTTCGCCAACAACTTTGCGCATGAAGTCTGGGGCTTGCCGATTGCCGAGCCGGCGGGTGCTGCCGCGGCCAGCGGCACTGTTGAAGTCACATCACCACCGACGGAAGCTGGCAGTGTTTTCCTTTACGTGGCCGGCCACAATGTAACGACCAATGTCGGCCCGAGTGACACCGTTGACACCATTGCTTCGGCAATGGCTGAAAACATCAACAAGGATCGCAGCATGCCGGTCACGGCGGCGGCGGCCACTGGCACGGTCACGTTGACCTGCAAGACCAAGGGCGTGCTGGGCAATGACATTGACGTGCGCGCCAACTACTACGGCCGTATCGGCGGTCAGGAATATCCGCCAGGCTTGATGTTGCAGTTTGGCACTGATGCCAGTGCCACCAGCATCAAATTGACCGGTGGCAGTGGGCCGCCTGATTTCAAGCCGGCCATTGCCAACATTGGTTCTATTGAGTTTGAATATGTGGCGTTGCCTTGGACTGACAGTCAAACACTTGATGACTGGGAAATGGAATATGGTTTCTCTGACACCGGTCGCTGGGGCTGGATGCGCCAGCAGTTCGGACACATCTTTTGTGCCAAGCGCGACACCCACAGCAATTTGATTGTGTGGGGCAATCCGGTCAATGGTGCATCACCCAATGCCGGCACTATCTCAGTGCTTGCCGTTGAACCTGGTGCACCGTCACCTGTCTATGAATGGTGCTGCGCCTATGCGGCCAAGGCGGCACGCGCCTTGGTGAATGATCCGGCACGGCCGCTGCAAACATTGTCACTGAACAAGGTCTTGCCGGCCAGGGCGGATGACCGCTTCTTGATTTCTGAACTGAACAGCTTGTCAGGCAACGGCATTGCCACACAGCGCACGGGATCAAACAATGATCCTATGATCATGCGTGAAACAACCACGTACCAGTTGAACTTGTATAGCCAGTCTGATGACGCTTACGAGCTCGTCACCACCCTGGCCACTCTGGCCAAGCTGTTGCGCAATCAGCGGCACGTGATCACCACCAAATTCCCACGTCACAAATTGGCGAATGATGGAACTAGATTTGGCATCGGCCAAGCCATTGTTACGCCAAAGGTGGTGCGAGCCGAGCTCGTGGCGCAGTACCGCATTGATGAATTCAATGGCCTGGTTGAGGACGTTGGTGCGTTCAAGGATCATTTGTTGGTTGAACGCGACCCGAATGATCATAACCGCATCAATGTTCTATACCCGCCAGATTTGGTGAACCAGTTGCGAGTGTTTGCAGTGCTCGCACAGTTCAGACTGCAGTACAACCGCGGTCAGGATCTTGAAGTCAGCACCACCTTGGGCACTGGCACGTTCCAGGCCACTGGTGGCATTTAGTATCACAACAACAACTAACTGAGGAGGGTTTAAGTCATGGCAGTTAGAATGGCTGGCGTTGCCTACATGAAGGTGAACGGTGGGCAACTGCCGTTGCGCGGCAACTTCACGGTCAGCCCAAGTGCTGTGGAGCGCACCATGATTGCAGGCCAGGATTATGTCCACGGCTACCAGGAGCTCCCGCGCGTCCCATGGATTGAGGGTGACATTTCAACCAGGCCTGAAGTCAGCATGGAAGCCCTGGAAGCCATGGTTGACGTGACGGTGACGGCTGAACTTGCCAACGGCCGCACGTATGTCCTCAAAGAGGCGGCCTGTAAGGCAGCGCTGGAAAACAACACGCGTGAAGGGCAATTCCGCGTGCGCTTTGAAGGTACAAGCTGCGAAGAATTGGGCACTTAAAGTAGGTGGCGTACAGAGTAGTCAAAGGGAAGCTAGTGAGGCACACCATGGCTGAAGAAGCAAAGGACGTTGCGGTTGATGTTAACCCGGAGCGCATGAACGGTGAGGAAGTTGCACCGGCCAGTTATAGTCACGTGCTGACTAAATCAATCATGGCGCACGGTGATGAAGTCACGGAATTAAAATGGCGGGAACCAACTGCCGGTGACATTGAACGTGCCGGCAATCCCATCTTGATTGAATTCCGTGAGGATGAAAGCTACCCGCGCATGCGGTTTGATGAAAAGAAAATGAATTCAATGATCAGTTTGTTGTGCGCCATACCGCCCAGCAGTGTGCGTATGATCACTGCAGGTGACTGGCAAACTATTGCCTTCAAGCTATCTCGTTTTTTTATGCCCAAGGGCGTGTGAACGGTCAAACAGTAGCTTTCACGCCCGACACTTGCGTCATGCAGTGTTATGAGTTGGCCAAGTACTATCACATCGATCCTGACATATTTTTGCACAAACCAATTTCCGAGGTGCAGCGTCACATGCGTTGGACCGCCAAGCTGCAAGAGCGTATCAATGAAGCGCAGGAAGCCGCGTCAGCAATGAATGAGCGTTAGCCATCGTGGCCAATGACTATATTGAAATAAGGGCTATACTGCGTGATGAAGTTTCGCGCGCTTTGCAGTCTATGGGCAAGAGCGCGCAGCAGCTTGAACGTGAATTGGATTTAAAGAAGGCCGCCAATGAATTAAATGCGGTCACCCGCAGCACTGAACTCCTCACTCGTTCATTCACCGGTTTGCGCAATGCGTTCTTATCAGCAATGCGCACGTTGGGCGTTGGTGGTTTATTAGGTGGCGGTGGCCTGGTTGGTTCGCTGGGCTTCATTGCCAATTCATTGGCCAACTACTCTAAGCAAGGCTTGAACCTGCACTACACGTCCCAGGCCTTGGGCGTGGCGACCAATGAATTGCGCGCCTTGACCAATGCCGGCATGGCACTTGGCCTTTCGCAGGACCAAGCTGCGTCAAGCATTGAAAGCGCTTTTGGCAAGCTGCAGGATTTGAAAACGCGCGGCGTTGCCAGCAGCTTTTATCAGGAGATGGCCAACGCCGCCCATGGGTCCGGCGTTGTATTAGTTACCGAAATGCAAAAGGCCATTGCGGACAGCGGTGGCAATCTGACGGCCGGCCTGCGCGTTGCCATTAAACGCGCGCAAGACTTGATCAAGGCCGGCAAGCCGGAGGCGGCACGCTTCATCATGGATGCGTTGGGTTTGCCGCCCAACTTTGTTGACATTGAAAACGTGCTGGGCCGGCTGCGTGATCGCGTCAATCAAAACATTCCGGCCATGCAACAATACAACTTGGCCTGGACCAATCTTGGCGTCAGTTGGGACAATATCAAAGACCGCATCGGCATGGCGGTCATGCCGGCCTTTGAGCGTTTGATTGGTAGGTTTGATAATTGGTTGAACAGCAAGGTGGTGCAGGATGCGTTGAAGCGTTGGACTGATTGGATTGAAAAGGACGTCAACTGGGAAAAGGTCGGCAAGAACATTGGTGCATTTTTCACTGGCGTCAATGAAGTCATCGGCAACTTTGTTTTCATATTCAATCAGGCTGACGCTGTGATCAAAGCCATGGGCTTGACCTGGCCCACCATATTCACCGCTCTGATCGGTCTGGGGATTGTCAAATGGTTGGTCAGCGTGGCGGTGGCGTTGGGTGCCATCGGCAAGCTGCGTGGCGTGCTGGGCCGCCTTGGCCGTGGTGCCGCCCCTGTAGTCATACCGCCTGGCGGCGGTAAAGGTGGCCCTGGTGCGCCTACGCCTGGCGGTAGGTTGCGCGGTTTATTTGGCGGCATATTGATTGGTGCAGTCATTGATTATTTGGTAAATTCTGAAGAAGCAAAGGAGGAAATGTCTAAGCCTGGCGGCCTGTGGGGACCGCTGAAGGAAATGGACGCGGCCATCAGGCGTTTGTTTGGTGATACAACAGTTGATGATGATGACAAGGAAAAAACACCTGATACTTTGACTGACAAAGAAAAGGACGCTGAGGACAAAAAGGATATCAAGGTCAAGGAAGAAGCTGCCTCCGTAATGGAGGAAATGAAAACTGAGTTGAAGGCCATCAATGAAATACTTGAGAAGTTGAAGTTGGGCAGTGAAGGCGACTTGCACAATCAGCCCATGGGCGGTGCGCGTGGTGAAAGCAATCCTATATTGCTGCCGCCGGGTGCCGCGCAGCCTGGCGGCGGTGCTTCATTTGAAGCACGTTCTACAAGTGGTGGCTTTGGTTTTGGTTTTGGCGGTGCTGGGCTTGACCAACAGCCGCATCTGGCCGCTATGCGATTACCGCTTGCTGAGCAACTACAAAACAGGCAAACGCGGCAATTGTTGTTTGCCATGACCATGGCGGAAGTCGGCAGTCATGGCCGCGGTGTGCAAACAGCTTTCATGGAAAGTTTGTTCAATAGATGGGCTGCACGTAATGAAGGCAAAGAAAATCCCAGTAGTTTAGAGAGCATGTTGCGATCGCCGTATTATGACCGGCGATCATTAGCCAAGCTAAACAGGCCGCTATCATTTGCAGCACAAGGTGAGATGGCTGACGTGCTCAGTGACGTGCTGGGCGGCAGCAATCTCAGCAACTTGGCCACCGGCAATGCCAGTGAAACCGTCAACCGCGGACCAAACTGGCCGCTGCTGTATGCGGAGGGTGACCCGAGCAAGGCGCGCACCGAGCGCTTTGTTGCTGAAGAAAACACGCGTGCTTGGCGCGAACGGCAGCTACAAATAATTGCGCCAACACGCAAACCGCCTACAATAGAACCGTTTGAGGGTGAAGCGCCAGGCGGTGCAGCAGCACTCCCAGCAGCCGGCGGTACTGCCTCACTTGCCGGTGCGCTGGCCGCAGAAGCGCGTGGCGGTGCCGCACCGCGCGGTGAGGCCACCATTGACATTGAAGTTGTTGAACCGGAAAAGGAGCAAAGCACTGAAACGTTGTTTCGGCCCATCAAGATGGACTTGTTGCCGCAGATGGGGCGCACCGGCGGCAATACTTCCACTTACTCACCGTTTTCGGACCTGTAAGTCATGGCTGCCGCACCTATTGTACAAATAATTCTGCGGGATGAATTCACCGCACAAATTTCTGCAGCCAAGGAGCGGTTGAAGCAATTCAATAGTGAAGTGCGTGAACGTGATCTTGCCAACAAATTCAAGGTCATTGAAAACGCGGCTAATCATGCACGCACGGCGTTTTCAGGTTTGCTCAGCTTTGGCAGCATCGCCAGGTTCATCGTGCCTGGCGGCTTGGCTGCCAGTTTCATGGCATTAAGCCGCGCACTGCAGGACATTTCACATGAACGCCTGACCTTGCAATACACCACGCAGATGCTGGGCGTGAATATTGAGATGCTTGAAAAGTTCACGCATGCCGGCATGGCGCTGGGCATGGCCAAGGATCAAGCCAAGGGCGGCATTGAAGGCTTGGTGACCAGCCTGCGCAATATCGGCACTTATGGTCCGCTTGCGCAAGAATGGCAAACGCTGTTGCAGCGTGCGGCACCTGGCGGTGCTTTTGAATTGCTGGCTGATTTGCGGCGCACGGTACGCACGCGTGGTGTTGAGACTGCTGTTGATTTGTTGTTGCAGCGCTTGCGCAACATGTCACCGGAAGGGCAGCGGTTGATTGTTGAAACGTTCAAGATGGGTTCTACCGCTTGGACGGATGCCATTCATGTTGGTCCATTGCGTGAGCGTATTCATGCTAACAAAGATGTATTGCTCAGCTATCAATTGGCCTGGGTCAATTTTGACATATCAATGCAGAATGCCAAGGATCGCATTGGTATGGCAGTCATGCCGGCAATGGCCAATTTGATGGGCCGGCTGGATGATTGGTTGGAAAAAAGTGATGCCGGCAAGAAGCTGACGCAATCATTCAAGGCAGCCGTTGAATTTTTGGATAAAGGCGTCAACTGGGAAGCCATCGGGCGTGAGTTGCTTGGCATACTGCGCAGCTTGAAAGCGTTCTTTATTTGGTTTGCCGACAAGCTGCGTGAGATAGACCCATACATAAAAGCCATTGGCGGCTGGCCCACTGTCATAACCGGTGCGTTGCTGGTTGGCTTTGTTGCCTGGATCACTGGTGTAGGCCTTGGCTTTGGCATGATAGCCAAGGCGGCCGTTATCCTGCCCCTGTTATATGGCGTGGCCAAATTGATTGGTGCCGGTGCGTCACCTGACAAGGGTGGTGAGGCTAAAGGTTCAACTGGTGACAAGTCAACTGATACAACTGAAAAGGGTGACAAGGGTGCTGAGGAAAAGCATTCAGAGGTTATTGGCGGATCAACCAGTTCAGACACAATGGTCGGCGGTGCTGGTGATGATGAACTTGGCGGCGGTGATGCCAAGTCAGCCCTAGAAAAGTTGCGGACTGGTGCGGCGAGCAAAGCCTTTGCCATGGCACCGGACAGCGCTGCTAAACTTGCACCGTTCCCGGTTGCACCTGCGCGCAGGCCATTCACTGGTGATAGTAGCAACCCTAAGCGGATATTGTTTCAACATCAGCAACTGCGGCAGCGCAACATCACGTTCAACCGCACGGCACGGGAAACAACTGATGAACTAGAGCGCATGCGCGGCTTGATGGGTGACATTAGCATCGGCAAGTCAGGCTTGATCAGCAGCCAAGGGCCAGGCGGCCTTGGTGTTGGCGGTGGCGGCGGTGGCGGCGGTGGCGGCGGTGGTGGCGGCGGTGGCGGTGGTTACACTGGCGACACTGGCCCAGGCTATGAGCAAGTGGTGCAGGCCGGCCCAGAAAGTGGCTACCCAAGAGGCACCGTTAGGTTGGGTGAGCGTGGTGCACATGGCTACACCGGCCGCGGTGGCGTGCGTACTGAAAAGTGGTTGATTGAAACGGTGCGTGAGGCCAGCAAGGCATTGCCGCCAGGCTACCATGCCGTGGTTATTTCATCGGTTGATCCGCGGTCAACCGGCACACCGTGGCACCCGAGCGGCCGTGCTATTGATATACAAATATATGATCCAAATGGTAAGAAAGTCCCTAATCTTGGTGACCCGAGCAAGCCTGGCTGGAATATTTACCGGTTAATGGCGCTACGTGCGCGGGCCTATGCTGAACTGCGCTTCCCTGGCAAGAAATTCACCTGGGGCGGCTTTTTCCGTAGCGGCACGCCTTGGGACCGCATGCACTTTCAAAGCGGCGGCACCAGCCGCACTGATTTTACCCGCGAGGAAATTGAGCGTGAAAAGGAAGAATTGCGCAGGATATTTACTGAGGAGGAAAAAGAAGGCATCAAGCCAGCTACACCAGTTGAACGTGGCGGTGGCGTGGAACCAGTGGCACCGGCACCGCCGGCACCAGGTGGTGGACCAACAACTATTCCACCGCCTGCTGGTGGCGGTGGTGGACCTCCCCCTGTAACAGGTGGCGGACCGCATTATACAGGTGGTGCGTCAACATACAATCCGTTCAAGCCAGGCTGGAGGTCAGGTGGCCGCTATACTGCCAGCGGTGAAGTGTATGATCCCAATGCTTGGACGGCGGCTATACAAATAGGCTTGCGCGGTCAGTTTGACGGTGTGCGCTTCGGCAAGAACTATGTGCCGCGCTATGCGCTGGTTGAGTTTGGCGGCAAGAAATTGATTGTTAGGATCAATGACGTTGGCCCGCTGACGCGTGGCCGCGTGATTGACCTGAATGAGCGCAGCATGCGCTATTTTGATCCCACTGGGCGGCGTGGCGTGTTGCCCAATGTGAAGGTTACGCCCTTGCCGGGTGGCCGTAGATATACACCTGGCCCTGTAGCTGACGGGGCACCACCGCCGGCTGCCGTAACCGTTGCACCGATTACGGCTGCGCCAGCTACGGCTGCACCGGCTGCGCCAGCGGCGGCTGCTGCTAGGGAGGCTGCTGGTGGCCCTGCGGAGGCCGCCCGTGCGCCTGCGCCTGCTGCCGCGGCTGCCAAGGGTGCCGTGCCGGCAACCGAGCCAGCGACCACGCCAACGCCAGCACCGGCCGTGCCCGAGGCTGCCCCGTCAATTGGCGTGCCTACTGAGGAAGACCCGGTGATCAAGTCATTGGCACCTGGCACTGACCGTAGCGGGATCAATCTGTCAGTGCGCATCCGCGCCAGGCGCGGCCACAAGGTGACCACTGAAACAACCGGTGACTTCAACACTAAGGTTGAACGTACCATGCCGGCACCTGCGCCATGAGCAACATTAAAGCAATCAAGAACAGTTTCCGTGACAAGCTGGTGCCGGCCAGCTTCCGTAACATTGTGTTTCATGTTGAAACTGGCCAGGTGTCGTCAGGCAGGCGCACGGTGCTGCATGAGTATCCGAAGCGCAATAAACCTTATGCTGAGGACATGGGTAAGTCCGCCAGGCGTTTCCATTTGACTGGTTATTTGTTGTTAGGTGATCGCGGTATCAAGAAGCAATTGATGGACCAGCGCGATGAATTGTTTACAAAGTTGCAGGAGGACGATGCCGGTACGCTGGTGCATCCGACGCTTGGCAGCATGCTGGTCATGTGTGAACGTTTCAGCTATTCGGAAAGCCGCACGCGCGGTGGCTATCTTGAATTTGACATGACATTTGTTGAAGCGGGCAGCCCTGCGCTTGGCGGCAGCGTTGATGCCAAGGGTGCGCTGGGTGATCAGGTGAATAAGGTTGAAGGCGACGGTAGCAAAAACCTCGATGGTGCCACCAAGGATATGGTCCCAACATTGCCGCCGGCACCACGGCCAACCATTGCTGTTGACAAATGACCGCACCTGCCGCACCGCTGCCGACGCCCAAGCAACAGATCATTGAGATCAAGGCCATGTTTGGCCGCATGGTGGAGAAGTTTCTGCAGTTCAACGTTGACTATGGACCGCCAACGGCGGACCTGCGGCGCTATTGTGGTGACCTGTTGGTGCGCTTTGACCAATATTTGTTCATGAACAAATTGTCTGTAGCATTGCTGAATTGTTTCCGTGCTGCCACCAATGCCAATATGACGTTGAACGGTTTTGATGATGTGATCAATCAGTTGCTGAGTGAAACGCCGACTGATGTTATTCCTAAAATATGCCAGCAAACAGCCATCATGTTTGGTCTTGCTGAGGAATGCCGGGTGATCATGTTCATGACCTTTGATAGTCGCGATGACGTTGACATTGCCATGGACCGCATGCGCAAAATGTTTGACAAGGCACGTGACCTGGCCGCGGATGAAATGGCCAGCAGTGCTTATGAAAGCCTAACTGGCTTGGCGGCCAGTTTGTCGCGTTATTTGGCGGACACTGCACGGCCGTTGCCGCGCATGGTTGATTATCAGGTTGGTCCTTGGCCGGCATTGACGGTGGCCAATTTTATTTATGGTGACGGCAGTCGCTGGGAAGAAATAGCAAAGGAAAATCACGTGGTGCATCCGGCGTTCTGTCCGCGTGAGTTGCGTGCACTGAGTAACTAACAAATGGCAACTGTAGAACTTGATCCAATAGACGTTGTAGCGCCACCTGAAAAGGTGCCGCTACCACGGCCACGGCCGCCCGACGCGCCAAAAGAAGCGCCAGCACCGGCAACGGCACCGCCAGCAAGCCGCGGCAAGTTCAAGCCGGAGGAGGTGGCTGAAATAACCATCAACGGCATGACCTATTATGATTGGAAAAGCATTACCGTACACCGCGGCAAGGGCGAGCAGTATGCTTATTTCAAGTTCAGTTCTACTGAAGGCATGCCGCTGGCCAAAGACTGGGCGCTAATGCGTATCCGGCCTGGTGACTATGGCGTTGTGAAGCTGGCCGGCCAGTTGGCTATTGAAGCCATCGTGACTAGCAGGCAAGTGGCTTACACCGCCACTGCGCATGGCATAGAAATCACCGGTACAACACCAAACATTGGCGCGTCAACAACCGCGGCTGTCAGCAAGACCGGTGAATTTAAGGATATGACGTTTACTCAATTTGCCAATGAGTTGTTGAGCAAGTTGAGCCCACCTGTAAAGTTCATCCCGATCGGGCCAATTTCTGATAAGGTGACGCCCATACGCAGGCTGCAGCCTGGTGAAAAGGTTTGGCAGGCTTTGGAGCGTGAAGCCAGGCGGTTGGGCATCGTGCTTGGCACTGATAAGCATGGCAACGTCACTGGTGGTGAAAGTGACACCGTGGCGGGTGATGATGCACTGGTTGAAGGCAAGAACATTTTGGAAGCCAGGGAAACGTTGAGCATCCAGGCCGGCAATGGTGTTGATCTGTCAGTAGGTCAAGACAGTGGCGGCACCAACAACAAAAACAAATGGGGTGCGGCCATTGCGCATGGACCATTCGGCAAGGTCAGCAACAACTTCATGAGCATGCTCGGCAGTAAAGGCTTTGCCGCACCCAGGTTGAATTTGATGGAGTTTCCTGGTGATGCCGGTGATGCCAAGTCACGCAGTGGCTTTGAAAGTCGGCAGCGCAGCGATGAGATGGCCAACGTGCAGGTGGTGGTGCATGGTTGGTTGAAGCCCAGCGGTGGCCTGTGGGAACCGATCGGCAAGGTGCGCGTCAAATCACCCATGCTGATCCTTGATGAAGAACTGCACATCAAGTCAGTGACGTTTACTCAGGATGCCAAGTCCGGCACGCGCACCACGCTGGTGCTCGAGCGGCACATATCAACTGATAAGCCCAGCGTAGCACCAACAAGTCCGCCGCCACCGCCAGCAGCAACAAGTCCGCCGCCACCGCCGGCAACAACACCGCCGGCAGCCAAGCCACCGGTAACACCAGCACCGCCGACATGACAAGGTAACAAACAATGGGACGCTTTTCATTAGAGGAAGTTGGCTTGCGCGTCATGGGCAATGCATCACGCGCTACGTTGCGTGAGTTCAATGACAAGCCGCTATGGGGTGAGGCCAAAGAACTGGACGTGTTGAAATCTGAAACGCACACAGGCGTAGAGGTTGCGCGCAACTATGGTTTTACCAGTGTGCCTGTCAAACAAGACCCGGAAGAAGGCGGCAAGCCAATGCCACCGCAGGCACGGCAGCCTGGTGACCCTGACATGGGTGAGCAACCAAAGGGCGCGGCTGCGGAAGCCATCGTGCTTTATTTGAATGGCAGTCGCAGTCATCCTGTAGTCATAGCCATGGGTGACCGCCGGCACCGCTTGTATGAGTTGGAAGAGGGCGATAGTGCTCAGTACCGGTTGCGTGATGACCGCCAACAAATACTGATGCATAAGGACGGCACCTACATATCAACTCGAGATGATAAGCAATTGCGCCTGGCACTGGTGCCCAAGCCGGAGGCCAAGCCAACGTCGCCACCGCCTGCGCCTGCTGCCGTAACCGCTATGGCGGCAGCACCTGCCACTGGTGCCGGCGGTGGCACTGACGGCAGTGACGGCGGTGGAGCCAAGGACAAGGATGCGCGCGACAAGGAAAAGTATGGTCAAAAGTCAGCACGCGATGACAACTTGAAGTCAGTCATCTATATTGAACAAACAAATGGCGTGACTACCATTCGTCATTCAAGTCACTATTCAGCAGTGCGCGGTGATGACGCCAGCATGTATCACGGTGACCGCAAGAAGTCTATGCAGGTGACGGACGAACATTCACACCTGCGCACGGGTGATTTCCGCATTTACACTGATGACGGCGGCTGCTGGTCAGACGTGCCTATGCTGGTGCGCAAAGATGGCTACTGCAAAGAATGATGGGGCTGCGGTGTGCGTTGGTGGATTATCAGGAACGCTGGCAACGTAATGTCAGTGGACAATGACAGTGTGAAGGGCATGGACCTGACGGCCTTGCCGGCCAACGTGTTCATGGTTGAGTGGCGTGACGGCAAAGGCGAGATTGAGTACGTTGACACCAACGGCATGCGCAGTGCGTTTTATGACCTGATACCGTATGCACCTTTCTTTCAGCAGTACATGACCAGGCTGCCGAGCCTGTCATTGACGCAGGCCAAGAAAGTACAAACAGACTTGATCTATGAAATTTATGATCAGAAGCGGCAGTTACCAATTTACTATCCGGTTGCGGCCGGCAGCTACACCTGGCCTGTGGATGATGGGTCAATTGCCGTCATGGGCGTCAAGGCCATCCCGACGCTGATCAGCAGCTTGGGTGCCGGTGAGGCCAGCGAAGACAGCATGGTCAGCAAGATCAATGCGCTGGTTGATCAAATCAATGATCGTATTGATAAAATAAACAACTATGACAATGCCGCTGTTGATCAGACCAATACCAGGGTGGTGGCCAAAGGCAATACTTTGATTGGAGAAATAAATACTGACATAGTGACGCAAGGTAATTCAGCGTTTGCCACTATCAATGGTGTGTTTGATCAATTGGAAAGTGACTTCAGCACTCAGGCCGGCGGTATCAATAATGCGCTGACAGCCATCAACAATTTGTTTGTTGATGTAGAAACACTCGTCAATAGCAACGTGGTGACGCCAGCTAATTCAGCGTTTGCCACGATCAATAATTTGTTTGGTGATATAGCTACAAATATTGTTACGCCTGGCAATGCCGTCATTACGCATTTGAATAACAACGTTTGTAGTTATTTGAATAATACGGTGGTTGGCGCTTATGAAAGTCCTTCAAGCTCCACCAACACCTTGAACAACAAATTACAGACCAGGGACATTACCGTGCCGTCACCTGCTACTTATGTGGCGGCACCAGGCTTGAATGGCAACATTCCGCAAACCACCACGGTAGCGGTGGCCTTTGCCACCATTGGCGTCAATTCTTACACCGCATCAGCCATTGACATTGGCACCAATCCATATTCTGCTGCTGGAATAACCGTCGGCAACAACAGCTACACGCTTGGCACAATTACAACGCAATTCCAGGACCTTAGCTATCATACGGCTATCCCGCACGTTGATTACATCACTGCCCCTGTAGATACAGCGGCGGTGTTTCAATGGATGCCGATTGAAACAACTGCACCGGTCAATTTGAGTGGCAGTGAAGTCAGCGGGCTTATGAGTACCATTGCCACCAGGCGGGACAATTTGTTGACGGTGCAAAAGAACAAGGCGGCAGCCGTCAATGCATTGGCTACGGTGGCGGCGGTCATTGCCTATGATGTAACAACAGGTTGGTGACGCATGGGCAGTGAGATTGCATTACATCAATATCCGGTTGAACTGGTCGGCGTTACCATGGATTGGTTGATGACGCCAATGCATATGCTTGATGATAGTGAGGAGCTCGCCACCGCGGTGCGCGTGGCGTTAGGCACTGACGCACGCAGTGATGATGATGAAATATTGCCGGACCCGGATAGCTATGACCAGCGCGGTTGGTGGGGCAACTTTGAAGCGGAGGACATTTGGGGCGGCTGGCCCATCGGCTGCAAGAATTGGTTGCTGACGCGCGCTAAAATATCTGATGAAGTTTCCTGGGAAGGTGCCACGGTGCAGCGTGCCCATGCTTACACCTATGAGGCTATGCGGCCGTTCATTGACAATGGCATTGCTTCAGAAGTGTACGTCAAGGCAGCCAGACGTGGCCGCAGTGAAATAGATGTGTATGTCACGTTGTACCGTGGCCCATTGCCGGCCATAGAACTGCGCTACGCTTACCTCTGGGAACAAGTGATAACAGGCTAACACATATGCCCTGGTTTACTCCTACACTGAGGCAGGTGCGTGAAGCGGTGCGCAGTGACGTGACTGCCACGCTTAACGGTGCTTCATTTGTTGGTAATTCAGTTCTGCGCGTTACGTCAGACTGCATGGCCGGCCTGTGCCATTTGACCCTGCGCTATATCGACTGGCTCAGCAAACAATTTCTCCCTGATACAGCCGAGCAGGAGTGGCTGGACCGTCACGCTCAGATATGGGTTGGTGGCCGCAAATCAGCAACCATTGCCTATGGCGGCCAGGTGCAATTGACGGGTGATCCGCGCGTGGTGGTGCCGGCCTGGATCAGGCTTAGCAGCACCAGCGGTTATGAGTTTGAAACATTGCACGATGCGACCATCGGCGAGGATGGATTTGTTATCACTGACATACGTGCAATAACGCCTGGCACTGGCGGCAATCTTGAAGTTGGTGAACCATTGCGCGTTGATAGCAACATTCCAGGTTTAGAGTTTGACGCGCGCATTACGCTGGCGTTGAACGGCGGCACTGAAACTGAGACTGATGATGAGTTGCGCGTGCGGGTACTGAAGCGCATCCGCAATCCGCCGCAAGGCGGTGCTGCCCATGACTATGAGCAATGGGCGCTCGAGGTGCCAGGCTGCACGCGCGCCTGGTGCCAGCCGCTTGAAATGGGCATCGGCACTGTG